CGCGTTCGAGTTTGTTCTTTTCTGGGGCGCGCTTGTTGCGCTCGGCCCGGATGCTGCGGCGCTCGGCGCGGTCGGCCTCCTCGGCAAGATACTTCTGCAAGGGGTCGGTGTAGTGCGCCTTGTTCGACTCGAACAGGTTGAGGCGTTCGGTGTCGCGACCGGAGCGCAGCGCGTCGACGTTGGTGGATCCCACGCTGGTGCGGTTGATGGCTTTCCACCATCTATCGAGGGACTCGTGCAGCAGCTCGGTGGTCACCACCATCACTGCGTCGGAGAGGTCTTTGGTCTGTATCGGACCCACCTCTTGCTTGTCCACTTTGCCGTTTTTCTCCTGCAGGAACTTCAGTTCGAGTTCGAGCAGTGACTGTCCTTCTTCGGCGAAGTTGTCCTTGTAGGCGTGCACCCAGCCGAGGTTCAGCGCGCTCTTGAACTTCTCGAAACGGTCTTGGTTCTCTTTGACCGTGAACGTCTTTTCTAACACTCGGATATGCGGGAACGCGCGCTTCTGATGCGCGATGAAACCGGCGCTGTTGAACTGGTCGTAGCTCATCTTGACCATGCTCGGGAAGCGCGTCAGGTAGTCGTCCAGCTCCTCACCGACTTGCACGTAGTCGATGGTGTGTTGCGGAAAGTCTTGTGGCTTCCACACTTTCAATACGTCGATGATGACGTGCGGCCACGCAATGCCGTGCTCGTCCGGCGGTGCTTCTTCGAGGTGGGCAATGCAGAAACCGAAATTCGCGTTGGTGCGCGACGGGTCGGCGTGCGCGCGGTAAGCGATGGACAGCTTGCCCTGTCGCTGCTCGACGAGAGGATCCCGCCAGTCCGGCTTGAGGAACATCCGGTCGACCATGATCTCGTTGAGGTATGCGTCTTGCACGGTGGCGAACTGAGCGCCGCGCTCGACTTTGAATTTGTCGGGGTTGCGTTGCTTGCGACGGAATTGCACGCGCTCGTCCGGTGTGCCGTCCTCTTTCGGCTCGAACTGTACCGGGTTGTTCCAGCGTGGGAATGTGCGAGTTCTGTTGGGGCGTACTTGTATTTCGCGTGAGCGTTCCCAGTCCTTATACGGCTCCCAGGACGGCAGCTGGATGATGAGGAACGTCGGCTCGGCCACAGCTGCGCTGATCTCATCGGGTTCGAGGTCGATGTCTTGCGCGGCGGCTTCCTCGATGAAGCTTGATGTCTTCATCTTGCCTTCGCGCTCGTTGTACTCATCAAGCGTGACCCTGCCCTGCTGATACAGGTCGTAGAATTTGCCGATCTTTGAGTACGGGCTGGACGCGATGTAAGTCATTGCGGCAGAGCCGAACTGGTCGAGCGAGGGCTGGAATGCGTCGTAGATTTCCTCGCCGGTTTTAGCGGATCCGGTGCCGGAAATCATGTGCGCCATCTCGTCGTAGGCGTTGAACAAACCGGTACCACCACGGCCACTGGACGACACCGAAGATGATGCCTTGCAGTAGATGGTGGCGATCTCACGCTCACTGCTGATACCCGCGAGCTTGTTCTCCATGATCATTTGTTCGTCGCCAGGCGTGCGGATGTAGAACTCGGTGTACTTGTCGCCAACGATGTGGTTGCGCAGGTACTCGCAGTTGATCACGGTGTTGCGGATGTCGCGGAACTGACGGGTGACGGCTTGGGTCAGGCTGGTGGCTACGACCATGATTTCAGCGACCTGTCCGGGCACCTGGTTGAAGTGCTGCTGCCAGGATCCCAGGCTGTAGAGGTAGGCAATGCGTTCGGCCCCCAGGATGCCGCCGAGGATGCCTTTAGAGGCGCGTCGTCCCATCACCATCTGCACGTGCGGGAAGTGCGTGAAGCCGTGGTTCTTCAGATAGTCAATGCGGTCCCAGATGTCCGGCTGAACGCCCATCGGGTTGGAGTAGTTCTTGAACGACTCGGCCCAGTTGCCGATCACGTCCTTGTCGTACTCGGTCATCTGCTCGGTCTCTAGGTAGATGAGTTTGAGCAGTGTCATCTGACGCGGATACAAGCGCTTACCACAGAAGCTGCTGTGCGTGGCGAAGTCGACGATAGATTCCCACGGCGGACCTTTGCGCAGACCAGACTGGAACGGGCTGACCACATCCCAGTTCTTATCGGTCGACGGTGTCCAAATCCCTGTCATTGCTTAGCTTTTCAGGTAGGCGATGGCTTCGGCGGTGCTGTAGTTCACATGCGGTCCGGTCTGCTTGCCAAAGAAGACTAGCGCATCGAGCATGGCCTTCACCATGCCAGTGGTTTCGCTGATCGCATCCGCGTCGCGGGAGATGCCGGTCAGCTCCATCACCTGACGCAGCAGCGAGTTGGGGCCGGTCATCGCGTCGCCGTTGCGGATGATCTGCCAGATGGCGTTGCGGTTCTCGCCGCTCTCGTCGTCCGGGGAGCAGGCGTACAGATCCCCCAGGTGGGCGTATTCGCGCCAGAACGATGGCGTGCGGGCCATCCGGTTGTCGGCCACCCCTTGAGTGTTCACCGGCGCGGGTGGTGCGCCTGCATCCGGCCAGACGATGTTCTTCTGACGGCAGGGGTTGCCCCACGTGCACACCTTGAGCAGCTTGGGCAGCATCCAGTGCAGCCTGCCGTTCTCGGGTTCGATCTGCTCCATGTACAGCTCGGATACGCAGATGGCTCCCTGGCTGTAACCGAGAAGTGCTGCGCCACAACGCATTACCTGATCACGGTGAATGTTGATCTGATTTTCCAATTCCGCTTTTCCGCCGGAGATGCTGCCTCCCATTGGTATGGCCCTCGCCTCATACCCAATAGGCTGCCATTTGTATTGTCCCTCAACGGCTTTCGCGGTATCAGCGTCGGGGCCTACCCACCAGGGCACCCCAGTTCCACACACAGAAAACAGCATCGGACGCTGATCGAGTTTGGGTGGCCGGGGCACGTAGCCCATCACCACCTTGGTCTCGAAGTTGATCACGCCCGGCGTGTACTTGCCGGTGGCCAGCTGACCGAAACCGGTGTTGTACCGCGCCTGCATCTCGGTGACGGCCTTGACCATCTGCTGGTCGTATAGGTTGGTGTCCGCCAAATCCTTTGCGTAACTGAACTTCTTACGCATGAACGCCTTGATGCGCCGCACCTCGGGATCAGAGTCCCCGAGGCCCCAGCCGATCCACTGCCCGCCGACGCGCATGGCTACGGCTGGTAGTTCGCGCTGGAAGGGTCGGCGTTGCCGGTGTCTTCAACGACCTTGGGTGTCAGAGCCTCGACAGCGGCGGGCACCACCGGAGCGGCGGCGGACAGCACACCGTTGACGACATCCTTGACGCGCGCCAGGTCGGTGACAGCGGTGGAAGCCTGCTGCACGGTGGCCTGGATGGCGGCGATGGCCTGCTCGGGTGCGGTGCCGGTGAAGTCCAGGGTGCCGTCCTTGCGCTGCCGTGAGGTCATCACAGCGGCGGAGGAGGCACCCACGGTGCCCAGCCCGCCGAGCACGCCGATGAGGTTCACCCACGCGCCTGCCACGTCGGTGTCAATCACGTTGTACGCCACCAGGATTGGCACAATGGCCGAGGCGAGTGCGGCGGCGGTGTAAAGCCATTGTCGATGTTGTGCGTTCATGGTTTCCCTTTCAGTGCCATCCAGATGTCTTCGAGCAGCTGCCGGTCGGAGAGCTTGCTGGGATCAAGCGGTGCGGTCACCGGCGGCGGTGTCGGGGCCGGTGCGTTGGGCCGGAACACACCGCGCTGGGCTTTGGCCACCTCGCCCCGGAACCAGTTCATGTCGATGTTCCCTGGATCCCATTTGCCCTGCGCTCGACCGGCCCATTCCTTGTGGCCGATGACCCGCTCGGGGCCGACACCCAGCCGGGTGAGGATGGCGGCGACGGTGTCGCGCATGGCGATGATCTGTGCGTCCGGCCAGCGTTCGCGGGTCTGGGTGGCCGGGGTGATCGAGGTGTCGCGCGGCCAGGCGCACTCGATGCCGATGGTGTGGTAGTTGGCCAGATCCTTGGGGATGCCGGGGTAGCTGCCCATCCCGGCGTGCCAGCAGACCCCAGCGGCGACGATGCTGACCGTGCCGTCCGGGGCGATGTGCAGCTGGCTCAGCGGGCCTTCCAAGTCGGGCCGTCCGCGCCGGATGCTGTCGGCGGTCTCGGCGGCGTTGCCGGTGTGGTGGACGATCACGCCCCACAGCTCGCGCATGTCGCCGTGTCCGTAGTTCTTCCAGTCCGGCAGCTCGCGAACCTTTAACTTCGGCTCCTGGGCGCGCAGCACGTCAGCCAACCAGGTCGGGTCGCCTGTCCATCCCACTGTCATCTCCTTGATTGAGGGCGGTTCCAGCGCGCCCTGGAGGCGCGGCAGGGGGTCGATCTTCTGGGCCGGGGCGTAGGCGTTAGGCATGTAGCTCAGATGCAGGTGCGGGGCCGTGCCGCCGTTGGTGTTGCTGTCCGGATTGATCCGCGCTATCGGCTGACCGGCGACCACCCGGCTGCCGGTGCGGATGTCGGGGTTGCGGACGATGTGCCCGTACTCCCACACCCCGCCGCCCTGATCGTCGTCAGAGTCGATCACCAGCCACCCGGCGGGATCGGGGCCTCCGTAGCCCTGTGCGGCCCCGTGGTAGATGACGGTGCCGTCCTGCACGGCGTACACCGTTCGTCCGCCAGAGCCGCCAGGAAAGCCGAAATCGGCCCCGGCGTGAAAACCCCCGTCCCGTGGGCCGAACGGTGATGTGACGATCCGGCCCCGCTCCAGCGGCCAGTAGCGTCCAGGCATGCTGACCACCTCCTCCTTACGCGCTCAGCGAGCCGGTCAGCAGCCAGGCTTCCTCGCCGACCTTTTGCAGCCGGGCGCGGGCGAAACGGGCGGACAGGCTGGTGCCGGTGCCGAAGATGGTCACGCCGTCGCCGCCGCTGACGGTGAGCGTGCCGACCCCGGCCCGGACGATGTCGATCCAGGTGCCGACCGGGAAGCCGACCGCGTAGGTGGGCGGGGCAATGAGGGTTACGGCGGTGTCGGTGTCGACCAGCACCAGGCTGCCCGCGTCGCTCCACTGGAAGCCGTAGTTGGGGCCGAACTGGACGTTGTTGATCGGCTGCATAGAGGTGCACACCGGCTGGTCGCCGACGGTCACCTTGCCGCCGCCCTGCGCGTACAGGTTGAGGTTGATGTTGGCATCGTCGCCGATGATGCCGACGTTGACACCCTGGCCGCTGTTGGCGTTGGAGACGTAGAGGTGGTTGACGGCGTTGTTGCCCACGCCCAGGAACCGCAGCACCGACTGGCCACCGTTGGTGGCCATCACGTCGTCGAGGGGAAGCTGGGTGTGCATGAGGTTGATCGGCACCCGGCCACCCTCGTCGCGGGGGACGTAGGCGTTGGGGTCGATGCCGCCACCGCCGGGCAGCTCGCTGGCCGGGATCTCGGTGATGATGTCGTTGAAATCAGAGTCGGTGGCAACCTCCACCTTGTTGTCAGCCCACAGCGCCTGAAACTCGGGCTTCTGCGCCGCCCACAGCGGCAACACAGCGTAGGGGTGGTTGCCGTCGAGCACCACGTCGTTGTCGTAGTCCTGGCTGCTGATCGTCAGTGCCATGGGCACCGTGGTGCGGACGTACATCGTCATGTGGCTTCTCCCGCTCTCTCACCTGTTCTGGGCCGAACTGGTGGCCGGGACAGGGAACGGGAGGCTGTGAGCTTTCTGGGGGCACAGAAAAGCCCCCGGCGGGGAACCGGGGGCTAATCTGTCGGTGGCGGTTACCGGGAAATGATCTCCAACACCTTTGCCTTGGCCTCCTCGACGGTGGCGAACGAAACCTCACGGTAGGTGACACCATCAACGGTGAACGCCTGGTTGTGATACCACACGGTGGCCAGCACCTCGCCGGTCTCAGTGTCGTGCTCGATCTCGGCGCGGAAATCGCCAGCGTCGAGGCTGTGCCGGGTCAGGTTGGGCCAGCGGGCCGGGGTGCGGCTCGTCCACTGCGGGTCGGCGACCGCGTTGGCGCGCTGGTGCACCTCGCAGATGCTGTTGCCGACGGCGTGACGCTGGCCGCAGGTCTCGCACACCGGGCGACCGGTCTGCGGATCGTCGCACTTGTGCGGGCGGTGGGCCAGCACGGTGGTGCCGCCCTTGCTGTAGCCGCCGTCGGCACCGCCAAGGGGAGCACCGTGGAACTTTTGGGTCAGGGCCAGGTAGTAGCGGCCCGTCTTCTTGGACTGAACCCAGGCCAGGTCGGGCTGGCCGCAACGCTTGCAAGTGGTGGTGGTGGTCATGACTCCACCATACGCGCGCTACAGCCTGATCGCAAACTAGCCGATGACGACGGCGGTGTACTGCCCGGTGACAGGCGGCGATGCGAATTCCACCGCCACGGTGTTGCCGTCCAGGTTGGGGCGGCAGATCGCGCTGACCGGCACCCTGGTGCTGGTGTTGTAGACCGTCACCTGAACGAACACGGTGCCCAGATTGTGGCTGATCGCCCCGAAATTGCCGGACGCGGGGATCACCAGGCCGACCCACCGACGAGCCGCGACATTGGTGTCCAGCCGGAAATCGTAGAGGGTTTGATTGGCTTCGGTGGTGGCCACCTTGGTGATGCCGCCGGATGCGGTGAAACCAAGCGCGTCGAGGCCGTCGCTGCCGAGCACCGGGTTGCCGTCCGCGTCGATCACCTGGCCGAGGCTGTTCAGTCCGGCCACCCCGTTGGGCCGTCCCCGGTCGGTCCACTGGACGTAGGTTTCGCCGCCCAAGATCGCCCCCAGATCGCCGAGATCGGCGAAGTTGACATCGCTGTCCGGCATCGCAAAATCGTGCGTGTACTGCCGCCCCATGTACCGCTCGCGCCACGCGATGCGGTACAGCACGCGCTGGTTCAGGCTCGGGCTGTCGGTGGGCACCAGATCGAACGTGACGGCGTTGGTGGCGTTGGTGAGCACAATGGTCTGGGCCTGGGTGCCGCCGACAAGCGACAGGTCGGCCTCCGGCGACCCCGGCTCAGACAGCGGGGTGATGGCGATCTCCATCGTGTTGGGCACCCCGGCGGTGATGCTGCGCTCGAAGCTGACCGTCAGGCGGCGGCGCGGAATGGTCACGGGGTCAGTCCTCTAGCTCGATGTTGTCGATTCCGGCGGGATCCAGATCGTCGGCCTGGTTGAGCAGGCTGGCGGCGACCTGACGGGCACCGGCGGGCGATGTCTGGAAGATAAGGGTCACGTCCAGCTCTGGGTTGGTCAACACGAGCGCAACCGAGTCGCCCTTTTTACCGATGCTGATCCTATCGGTGAGGTAACCGGTCACGTCCTTGCGGTCGAACCGGTCCGGCGGCGGCAATGTCATCGCGGCAACCCTTCGTCACGAGAAATTGTCCTCCAACATCCCCGGCCCGCCGGGCATGTGGCGGCGGACCCCCGGCGGGGGATCCGAGGGGGCGGGGCCGGGTGCGGGCTGATTCTCGTCGAGAGGGGTATCATCCTCGGCCACGGTGCGCCTCCTACTTATTCCTGTGTTCTGCGCACCACCAACCCAGGACACCGCGCACTATGGCAAGCACCTCACCCGGCGCGGCGCAGCCGGGCGCTCGGCAGCCGGGCTGGGCGCGCTTGTCGGAATAACGGCTCACGGGGCCGCTGGCGCGTGAATGCTCATCGCGGCGACGCTAGCACGCAAACAGCCCCGGAGGGCTGCTCCGGGGCTGCTGGGCGTGTCTGGCGGAAGTCTAGTCGTCCTCGTCCAGAACCTCCGCCTTGGTGTGGCTCAGAACGGTCTGATCCTGGCCCTGGTAGGTCTCCTGAGCCTTGACCTTGCCGGTCAGGGTGACTCGGTAGCCGCGCTCCAACCCGAACAGGGTGGTGCTGGATCCGAACGTCTTGACGACCTGGCCGCTGTCCAGCTTGACAACGATGAACATTGAGGAAGAGCGATTCCAGCTGCCCTCGATGTATTTTGCGACCTGGACAATGCCGGGGCCGGTGGCGACCTTGTCGCCGACCTCGCCCAGGAAGCCCTGCACCATGGCGGCGCGGCGGGCCTGCTCGGCGTGCGCCTCGTCCCACGCGGCTTCGAACTTGGCGGCGGCGATGGCGACGTTGGCGGCGGTCTCACGGGCGATGCGGTTGGCCTCGATCTGGACGGCGTACTCGGCCTGGAAAGCCTGACGCTTGGCGTTGCGGCGGGCGGTGCTCACCGAGATGTAGCGACGGTTGGTGCCGTTGCACCAGAAGCACCAGGTGGTGTCGCCCTTGCCGTTCTGCCAGTGAATGCGCGAGTAGCCGGTGTAGACACCGTCGCGGCACATGCCGCACTCGATGGCGACCTTGTCGGTGCCCTTGAGACCGGGATGCGGGTCGACGTAGGTGGTGAGCGTGACGGTGCCCAGCTCGGTGGACTTGAATGTGGTGGTGGTGTTGTTGGTCATGACTCCAAGATAAGCCGTTTCAAGCTATAGCGCAAACAACATGATGTTCGCCGACAACGAACAGGAGAAACCCCCGGCCTCGAAGGGGAGACCGGGGGTTCTCGGCTGTGACAGATCGGAGGGGATTTAGCGCACCACCACCTCTTCCTCAACGATGGCCACAGCGGCCTTGAGCGCGTCGAGCAGGGCGACCGCGTCGCTCTTGCCGTCAGCGGTGACGATAGCGTAGGCAGCCCGGCGCAGCTGCTTCCAGCTCGGGGCCAGCGGGCGCTGGCGGGCCTCGCGGTCGGCTTTCTTTTCGGCCTGCTGCTCGGCAAGCCGAACCTGCTGGTTGTGCAGCTTCTCAGCGGCCCGCCACAGCACCAGCTCCGGGTTGGTGGCCAGCTTGATGACCTGCTCACGCAGATTGTAGCTGCCGTCCTCGTCGCGGGTGGCCTCCCACAGCCAGTTGGTGCTGCGGCCCCGCGCGATGCCGGGGTGCTTGAGCCAGGCCGCACCGATGTTGCTGTCCGAACGACCGGGGTAGTTGCCCTTGCCGCCGAAAGTGTACTCAACGGTGCTAAAACCAGGAATCACGGTCTCGGTACCGTCAGCGGCGAAGTGCCGCAGCTTCGCAGCCTGCAGCGTCTTGTTGAACTGGCTGTAGCGCTCCCGGCTCTGGTAGTCCAGTTCGAGCTGCCAGGTGCCGCCGTCGGCGGCGGGCTTGACGAAGATGAACGGGTGCTGGCTCAGGTACTGGTTCTGCTCGGCGGCGGGCAGCTCGCTGAAATCCGGACGGCCCCAGCCGCCATAGTAGTCGTTCAGCGTCTCCGACGAGTCGAGGTTCCAGCCCAGCTTGACGACCGCGCTGACGAGGGCCTGCTGGCCCTTGCTGTAGCGGAACTTGAGCGGGTAGGCGATGAGGTTGTTGGTAGCCATGGTCGTGGCCCTTTCTGGTGGGTGGTGGTGCGAACGATTCCAGTGTAGACGAACTACAGGATGTGTGCCAGTCAGCTCTCGCGGACGGCGACGATGATGCCCCGGTGATGCTTGTCGACCGGTCCGGCGGGCACGCCGGGCAGTCCGTCATAAGCTTCGGTCAGGGTGTTGACGGCGACACCCCACGGGGAGGTGCCTTCGGCCCAGCTGTTGGAACGCCAGCGCTGGATGAGATCCTGCTCGGCGGCGGATAGCTGATCGAACGGGCGAGGGTCGACGTTGCGACCCAGCGCGGCGCGAACAGCGGATTGCACGGTGCGGCCCTTGACTTCGCGGGTCACGCCGTAACTGCGGATTACTACGGTGGTGGTCATGAGATCCAGAATAGGCTTTCTCGGGCTATAGCGCAAACAACATGCGTCAGTTGTCGGTGTCGTCGGCCTGCTCGGCCAGCTCGACGAATTCGGTGGCTTCGGCGGCATCCATGCCGGACACCGAGTCGGCCAGCAGCACGCGTGCCTGGGCGTTGGCGGCGATCAGCTCGTCGATGGCGACGTTCAGCCCGATCAGCAGCGCCGCGTCGCCGGGGGTGCGGGCGTGCTGGGAAGCCTGCGCGAAGTAGAACTCGGCCCGGCTGATGGTTTCGGCGAAACGCTCGGAGCCGACCGCGCGGGTGGCGCGGTGGATCCAGCCCAGAACCGAAAACGTGTGATCGAGCAACGGCGGCTGCCGCCGAAAACTGAACCGGGGATCCGGCAGGCTGTTGTCGATCACGTCAGTAGTCCAGCAGGTCGGCGGACAGCGCCGCGCCGAGCGTCTTGCGCACGCGCCGGATGTCGACACCGCGATTGATCTCGTGTTCGGCGACCAGAGCGGCGAGGACGACCTGGACGGTCCACTCGGGATCCTCAAGGATCAGCTCGGCGCAAGCGGTGAGTGCGGCCTCGAAATGAGCGGCGTTGTCGCCGGTGTGGGTGACACCGTTGGTGACAGTGACGGTGCCTGGACGTGTGGTGGTGGTGTTCATGCTCACGATTGTACTCCCTCTACAGTCTGACTACGCGTTCAGCTCGGCCAGCAGGCGCTGCAAGTCGGCCAGCGTCGACTCGGCCCGGCGAGCCACATCGTTGGCGGTGTCGACAGCGATCTGCGCGTCGATGATTTTCTCGACCAGCTCGTTGCGCTCCTGGTCGCTCGACTGGACCGGCGGACCCCCGCAGTTGCGGCGGTGCGAGCCAATAGCGATACCGGCACCCCAGATGCGGGTGCCGCAAGCGCGGCAAACCATCCGGCGCACGGCGTAGTGGGGGAAATTGCCGTAGTGGCTGTCGCGGTAAGCCTGCAGCTCTTCGGCAGTGGGGACGACCCATTTGAATCCGGCTGGGGCGGTTTTCGCTCGTGCCATGATGTTCTCGCTTTCGAGTAGGTGGTGGTGCCATCCATAATACACGCGCTATAGCCTGATCGCCACCGGGAACGACAAATCCCCCCGAGCTGGCTGCTCAGGGGGACTGCCGTGCCAAGATGAGGGGTCTAGCTGGCCCGCTTCGCGCGGGCCTCGTTCTGCACCTCGACGACCCGCCCCAGCGCCTCGTAAAGCGCCTGCACGTGCTCCCGGTCGAGATCCCGGATGGTCTGCGGGGTGCCGCCGTCGTTGAACGTGATGTCGGTGATCCGGCTGTAGCCGTTGGTGAAGACGTACAGCACGCTGTCGTCGTCGGGGTGCTGGAATTCGAGCACGGTGCGCGCAGCGCGGTCCTCGCGGACTCCCTCGCGGTTGACCCAGGCGGCGTGCTTGGCCTCGCTCCACGTCCGGTAAGTGCCGTGCTGGTGCACGTCGAAATTGCCGTTCTCGTTGACCTCTTCCTCGTTGACCCAAGTCAAGGCCCACTTGGAGTCGTCGCCGGGGTTGACCTGCTCGATGGTGTAGCGGATGCCGGTGCCGGAATCGAATGCGACCCAGCGCTCGCGGGTGCCGCCCTCGTACTTCTTCCAGTCCAGCTCGAACGGGTAAGGATTCATGATTTTCTGCTTTCTGTGGGTGGTGGTGGCTCACCCCGACAACCTCAGAGAGGCATCCAGCCGGGCTTCCGGTTCCCCTACCCTCCCCGGTTTGTGGCCACTCCCCGGTTGCTCTCAGGTACTACATTCACCCGTTCTCCTGCGTCACTCGCGGCAGATTTCGCCCTCCGCAATCCTTCATTTAGGGATCGCCGGTCTGGGTGGTCCCCCGGATCCGACACCATACGTTGACTGGTCGGAAACTGGCTTGCGCCAGGGTACTTAACTCAGGCTTCTTGCCGGGGGCCAGACTGGTCGTGGTCGTTAACCGTCAGGGATTGGTTCACCGGGTTACTTGCACGGTACCTAGCAGGTCTGGATGTCTCTCTGAAGTTGTCGAGGTGCTGCGATCCATAGTAGGCGCTCTACAGCCTGAGCGCAAATACCAATTTTCAGCGCATGTTAATGCGCCGCCACACTGACGGCGCGTGATTGCGTTCGACCTGCTTGCGGGTGATGTCGTCGGGGTACAGCCGGAGGATGTGCAGGCAGGGATCCGCGCCGTCCTCGAATTCGGTGTCCTCGATCTCGCTCGTCGGGGTTCCGTCATGGGTGGCGCAGACCGCCGGACCGCACCAGCCCTGCTCGATGCCGATCCGGAGCCAGGTGTCGAAATCGTCGATCATTCGAGCCACCACCACATCAGGTAGAAGAACCACGAAGCCGCCGGGATGGCGATGAGCACCCCGGCGGCGACGATGGCAAGAAACTTGCTCAGCGGCAAGGAAATCAGCCTTTCTCGGCGAAGAACATCTGATCGGCGATCAGCTGCATGATCTGCGTGACCGGCAGCGCCGACTCGAAGGTGTCGGTGATGCGGACCCAGCCGGTCCGCACGTCGCGGTCGTTGCGCAGGAAGCCCCACTCGTGCGGCTCCGGTCCGGCGACGACGTGCCGCAGCACGCCCTCCCGGATGGTCTCGCCGCCGTCGAGGCTGTAGCGGACCTTGCGGCCCGCCTGGATCCAGCTCAGCAGCTGGCCGAGGACGATAGCGTCGCCCTGCGTCAGCGTGCCGGGGGTGGTGGTGGTGTCAGCCATGGTGGCCTCCTGAGTGTGGGTGGTGGGTACGTTTCGATTGTAGGCTCGCTACAGGATCTGTCAACTGAAGAACCGGCGTACCCAGTCCAACCCGAATTCGCCGAACCGGCGGGGGTCGGTCCCCCAGGTCTGGTCGTGGTCGGTGACCATCAGCACCGGCCCGCCGTAGGCCGAGCCGACGAACTCGACAACGCGCGGCTCCTCGCCAGGGTAGGTGACAGTGCATTCGACCCCGAACTGTCCGGCCAGGCCCTTATGACGGCGCAGTTTGGTCAGGGTAGGGGAGGTGTGAGTGGAGGTCATGCTAAGCAATTCTTTCGTAGGGATGAAGCGGGGGCGCAGCGCCGTCCTCGCCGGACGGCCCGAGGGCCGACTAAGGAGGCGGGTCATGGGGCGGGCTTGGCCGGGAAAAAGATGCAGTACAAAAACCGGCTTTCACGCCCCCGCTTCGTGGTCTAACAGGGGGTGTTGGGATCCAGGTCGGTGGGCACCGCGCGGGCGCTCACGGGGTCGTGGCACGCCTGGAAGCAGTTGCTGTAGCTGAATCCTCCCCATCCGGACGACTCACAATGGTTGAACGAGCCGTCGGCCCACGCCTGGCCGTCGCAGAAGCCCCCAAACGGGCTGCTGACGCACTGGCCGGGCAGGGCACCCGCCGACGGGGCGTACACCCCGGCAGCGAGGCCCACAGCGGTCAGCACGGCGGCGCTGAGCGCAGCCAGGCGGATCACCGCTTGGCTCCCTTTTCGGGCAGCGGAAGCTCATCGAGGCAGCTGTACTCGGTTTCGCTGATCTGAGCCTTGAGCATGCGCTCGTCGTTGACGTACTTGTTGTAGCACTTGATGTACAAAGCGAACTCGACCAGCGACCGGATGTTGTTGGCGCTGCCGGTGCCCCGGTTGAGCGGGGTGCCGTTCTTGAGGCGGCGGTTCAGCAGCTTGAGGATGCCAATCCGGGTGTCGCTCAGCTCGCGCAGAGTGGCCGGAGGCAGCTCCATGATCGTCCCGGCGAAGAACTCCTGCACGGTGTCCGGGTCGGCCCCCTTGCGGGTCATGTGGATCGCCAGCGCGGCCAGCGTGACGGTACCGAGCGCCCGCATCCGACGGCGAGCCACCTCGATGAACGGCGACTGGCTCGACAGCTGTGCGGCCCAGGTCACCCACGGCTCGATCTCGTCGATGTGCTCGATGAGGTATTCGGCCTGGCGCTGCTTGGTGCGAAGCTGAACGCCGCTGAGGATCGCCAGCATGTTGCTCGTGGCCTGCACGCTGACGTTGGTGGGGTGACCAAGGATCTGCATGATGTTGGTCATCGTGCGCCCCTTGCCGATGTCGATGGACGAAAACACGTCGAAACTGTCTTCCAGGTTGAACGCCAGCGTGATCGGGATGCTCTTCTGAGACTGAATGACGGCCCAGCAGCGCTGCTGACCGTCAAGAAGCCGACCGGTGCTGGCGACGCTCATCGTCGAGCCGTTCTGCCGCCAGCGACCCTCGGAGATGTCGGCGGCGTAAGTGTCGACCACCCGCCAGTCGATAGACCGGTTGTTGTCGTTGTTGTCCAGCAGCAGGGTGGCGAATTCCGGGTCGAGGTGGATCGGGATGTGCACCACCTCGTTGCTGCCCGGCATGATCGTGATCTTGCGGGCGTGCGGCGACGTGGTCGCCAGCTTGGCGCGCTGCAGCAGCATCTGCATGGAGTGACGCTTACCGGATTTGTCGATAGAAGCGGTCATGAATTTCCTTTCCGAACGGAATCGTGGGTGGCTCGACTGTACGACCAACTCCCCCAAATACGGGGGAGTTGAGTCGGCGTGTCGTCGGGTCCGATCAGGCGGATGCCTGACCGGCGTGCGCGTTCATGACAGCGAAGTCATGGGCGCAAAATTCCTTGGCCTGAGCCAGGGTGGCCGGGTTGCCGTGGTACTTCGCGTCGCCGTACTTGCCGTCGCGAACCGAATAGATCCGCCACTGGCGACGACGGCCCTTGACCGGCGGGTCGATGTAGTAGGCGGTGATCCCGGCGGGGTTGCCCGCCGGGTTGGCCACGTAGGTGCCGCCGCTGACGCGCGTCCAGGTGAGCGTCATGCCGCCACCGCCGTCGCGGTCTCGATGGCCTGCTTAACCTCGGCGCGGGTGGCGGCGGGGTTGGCCAGCACGTAGCGGGCGGCGGCGATGAGGGCCTTGGCGGCATCGTATTCGTGCTTCCACGCAGCGGAGAACAGCACGTCGTACTTGTCCTCACCGGCGTAGGGGCCGAACTCCTGCACGTCGGTGGCGGGGCAGCCCTCGATGCAGATGTTGTCGCTGTTGCGGTGCTCGTAGGCCGCAAACGTCCAGCCGCCGACGGTGACCGTCAGGCCGTACTCCCGGCAGTTGTAGAACGTGTCGAAGTCGAGCTTGTCCTCCTCGCCGTAGAACGCGTCGAGCAGACCGGCCTCGCCGAACACGTCCACGGCGATGCGGACGTTCTTGTCGCTGGCGGCGACCAGGTCACGGCTGTCGGGCTGTTCGTAGCCGGGAATCGGGATGTGGTACCCGGCGCGGCGCTCGGTGGTCTCGCTGATCAGCATGGTCAGCGCGCTGCTGAAGCTGAGCGGTTCCGGCGTGATGACGGCGGAGCTGACCAGGCCGACCTCTTCGAGCTGCTCGGTCGTCCAGCCCTCGGCGCGCAGCACCGGGATGTGCGACTTGTTGAGGACATGGACCCAGGCCCAGCCCCAGCTGGCCTTGGTCTCGCCGGACAGCAGCTGGTCGAGCAGATTGTTGATCAGGCTGTCGTGCAGCTTGCCCTTGCCGTAGGGGCTGTCGGCGATGAAGGCGCGCACGCCCTCGAAGGTCAGCTCGACGCGGGCGTAGCGGATGTTCTCGTAGTCGCCGTGATGGATGTGCTCCTGAACGGCGATGACTTTCGGCGTGGTGGCCATGATGCCCTCCTCAGTGTGGGTGTGTGGGTGATGGTGCTGAGATCCATAGTAGGCGCGCTACAGCCTGAGCGCAAACGCGACTTATTCGGGCTTGCGCCGAGTCTTGATGTGCACCTGCTTGATGTCGGACTCCCGGATGATCCGGCGGCGCTTGTTCCGCGAGACGGGGCCTTCGACCTGCAGCATGAGCTGGCCGTGCTGGTCGCGCTCGGCGTAGAGGAATTCGTAGCGTCCGGCGATGAGACCGGGCTTGCGGATGACTGAGACCTGGGTGCCCGGCGTGAGGGTATAGGTCTTGCCGGTTGAGGACACCGCGACCTCATGCAGAAAAGTGGGCTTCCAGTCGCTGCGGTAAGGGCGCTTCTGATTCATGGGGATACCTCCGGGTGGGTGGTGGTGGATCGGGCTACAATACCAGTATAGCACATCATGATTTACCGGTTTGGTTGTTGCCGCTGATCAAGAAGGTATTTTTGTTTGCTAGCGCAGGTCTTTGCCCGTGATTTTGATGGGCACAAGCAAGCTGTTGGCCGGGGGCGGGGTGAATACCATGCCGTTGATCCGGTAGCCGCCGGTGCGGGCGTGGTGATGCCGGGTGACCGTGGCGCTGGTGCGGGCACGGCGCTCGGTGAGATACCGGCGGATTGCCATCGCCAGGTGGGCGATGAAGAAGGCCAGCGCGGCCCAGAAGAGCACGTGGCGCGGGGCGCGGAATACGCTGGCTACGATCAGCAGCAGGCTTGTCGCCGCGCCGCCGCCGTGGCACCACCAGATTTTCCCAAAGGCCCGCGCTTCTCTCATCAGATCCCCATGTGCTCAGACGTGATGACGACCTCGGAGCGTCGGAAGTCCGACGGCAAGATGAGCTTCTGCTGCAGATTGATCACAGCGATGTCCTCGTCGGAGAGGGCCGGATATTCACCCATCACTCCACCGTCCTTGCGAAGGCGCACACGAAACCGTAAACCGCTCCGAACCACAGGGCGGCACCGAGCACGAGAACACCGGCACCGATGGTAACTTTGCGCCGCATGTCGACCTCCTGCTCACTGATTAGTGAGTGTGGTCACCACGTCAACAGGGTCTCTGGAAATTCTTCCTCGATGGAGTCGTCGTCGATGAGCGGGGACAGCAGGCCGCGCAGCTCCATCCTCATCACCGCCGGTAGGTTGCTGGCGGCAGGAGTCCACACGTATTCCCGAACGGCAAAACCGGAAAGCGACTCGCCAGGTGTGAGGACTACGTGAAATTTGAATTGCGGCATGCGTTTCTTGACAAGCAAAGCGTCACTCAGGCTCGCCGCTACGATCACATTCGCCCGGATCAGCTTGGACACGGCGTTCCTCTCCGTTGACTTCGACTCGGTAGCTTGCCACGTAGGCCAGTCGGTCGGGATCCGGGTAATCGGTTTCGATAATGATCCGAGTGACAGTTTCATCGGCTGCAGCCTCTCGCTGTTGCGATTCCACCAGCCGCTCGACCAGTTGGCGCTCCCGGTCGTCGATCTGCCGGATGTCTCGGCGCAGAAACCCCACCAGCGTTCCCCGTATGTCGATCTCTGCACGTGGTTGCGGATCTCTCATTCCCCAGCCTGGATCACCGATCCGGCGACGGTGACCTTGATGTGGGAAGGAATCTCGCCTCGTTCTTTGGTGTAAGCCTGCAGCTCAGCCAGAGTAGGAAAATCGAGCCATCCGGGTCCGGTGTAAGTCGGTATCAGAGGATCCAATCCTGCTGCCCGCGTTGCCTTTTCGCCCATGGCGCGATGATAGTCGGCAGGCTTTCCGCCGTTGGCATTCATGACGTTTAAGCAGCCGGTGTGACACAGCGCCATCGCGGCCTTGCCCTGATAGAACTGACGCTGGTCGGTCTCGCCGATCTCCTGGCTGCACAGGAAGCACTTGTCGCTCCAATGCAGCGGAGACATTCCCGTCTCAGTGTTGAGGCCAGCCGAAAATGACTGCGCGGTAGGCTTTTTCGGAATATCGGCCATCAGTAAATGTCTTTCTTCTTGCCGGACTCTTTCAGCTCACCGGTGTTGGGGTCGATGACACCCTTGATGCCGTCGAACACGCCCTCGCGAACCTCGAACTTCTGCTTGTCGTGGTCGTAATCGAACAGCTTAGCTGTGCGACCGGTGATGATCACCTGCGGAATCCAATACAAGTTGTTGTCGTCCTCGTCATCGCTGACGGTCGGCGACTGGGCAAGCGGGAATCCCTCAGCGTCAGTCTTCTCGGTCTGCCACTCCCACAGCACGTCGCAAGTAAAACCCGCTTCGTTGATGCGCTCGGACAGCTCTTTGGCATAGCGCGCCCGGCGGGCCGCATCCTCGACCGGCGTGAGCAGCTTGCCCTCCCGGTACCGTGCCGCCATGGTGCGAGCGATGTCGCGCAACCTGTCCTTGTCGGACTCGTAGAGTTCCTTGACTTCAGGACGAAAGTTAAACTCCGCGTCGGACATTCACGCCTCCGGGAGCAAGCGCTCGCAGGTGCCGCAGCGGTGCGTGACGGCATCAGTCTGGAACGCGAGATCGCCGGACAGGTGCTGCAGCTTGAGCATGGTCTTGTAATTCACTGAGCCGTTGGCGATCTCGGTGAAGATCTGCTGAATGTCGTAGAGCGTCGCATCCTCCGGGAGGATGTTGACGCGCTCGATGATGCGGTCCATCAGGCGAGCCGTCAGACCGTACTCACGCCCCAGCTGGTAGGCAAATCGGACCGGGCTGCCGGGCGGAAACTTGGTGGCCAGCGCGGCGTAGTCGGCAAGCTTCTGGTCGAGGTCACCCATCACCCGCTGGCACGCCCCCTCCAACTCGACGAAGATGTCGTCGATGGTATTGCCCTTGAGCCGGATGGTGCCCTCGGCTTCGGGAGAGGTGGAGCCGTTGGTGCACCACAGCCGGTGCAGGTAGGTCAGCACCTGGGGTGCCTCGACCTCGGTGGGGTTGGAGATGATGCGGACTCCGCCGTGCGTGATGTCGCCGACGGTGCGGTCGCCGCGACGGCGATCCTCGATGCGGTCGTCCGGCGCAATCTCGACATGGTGCGGGGTGATGATGTCGATGTGGAAGCGTGTGTCGTTGCGGATCAGCTGCACGACCTCGAAGCTGGGGTCCATGGTCTCGACGATCACGTCGGCCACGCGGGCCAGCGGCAGGATCAGCAGGCCGGGCTTGTGGATGGTCACCCAGTTGTCGCCGACAGTTTCGATCACAGCGGCGGCGTTGCCCTTGCGCTGCAGCCAGTAGTTGAGGTTGGTCGCCTTGAGATCCGGCGGACACTTGGCGAGGTACGCCTTGGACACGCCGAGGTACTGGGCCAGGCTGCGCTCGGCCTGCTCGTCGAGCTGGAACTGCTCGCCGTTGGACAGCGCGATGGTGCGGGCTTCCGGGTCGACGCTGATGTCTCCGAGGGTGGTTTCTAGAGTGCGTTCCTGTACCCCGGCGAGGTGTTCCTTGAGGTCAGCGACAAGCATGGGTGCTCCGTTTCTGTGGGCGGACTGCGTTCCGGCGTGGGCCAGACTACACCACGGGAAGCTAGTTTCCGGTGATCGCCGCGAGGATTTTCTGCAGCTGCTCGGCAAGGTTTTCGATTGCATCTTCGAGCGCGCCGACGGCGGTCGTCACGAAGTCCAGCGGGGCGGGGACGGCGCTGGTTCCGGTCAGCCCGGTGCCGCCGGTGATCTGCCGGAGCACGCTCTCGAACGCGGCACCCGCGTCGGCGGAAACCCCGTCGGTGATCGCCAGCTTCTGCAAGAAGTCGGTGACCTGACCCTTAATCTTGCCGTCGGTGTCGGTGATTTCCTGGCCGGTGATGAGATACACAGCGTCGCCGATGAGGCCGGTGACGGTGTCGACTACGCCGGTGCCGAGCGCAACCACACCGCCACTGACCGCTGTAATGACTTTGGTGAACAACGCGATGATCTCGGTCAGGCCGGTCGGCAGCAGCGCGGTGTCTACGGTGGTGGCCGTCGGTGCCACGCCGGACTTCTGTGCGGGCTTGGGGTCGGGCTGGAAGATTGACCACTTCGTCACCAGCGTCGATGTCGAATTCTGCAGCGAGACTTCAACTTTCGGGTTGGTGCCGTTGAACAGCCGGTAAGAGTAATAGTTCAGGACGGCGTAGTCCTCAGTGATGACGACGGTGAACTGGGATGCCGACTGCGCGGTGACGTTGAAATTCTTGACCGTCTTGAATGAAGCGATGGCCCGGCGGATGTTGTCGGCGGTGGTGGCCGAGGAGGTCGAGAGGGTGATCGGCTCGCTGACGTGGCCGTCGTGGATGAGCCTGAACTTGCCCGAGGTCGGAGATCCGGAGATGGTGATCTGGTAGGTGTTGACGTTGACCCGGCTGGTGGTGACGAATGGGAATCCCTGGCGGGTGCGCGGCGCGCGGTCGGTGGCGAATGCCCACGACCAGTTCTGCGACTGCGTGGGTTCGGGGGTGTACGGGGTGAACGTGTAGCCGGAGCCGTGTGGGACGGCGATGGCTTTGTCGCGTCCGGAGGCCATCACCGCGATGTCGGCGGTGGACTGGTTGTGAATGGTGTAGGGCATGTAGGCGACCGGGTCTGTTGAGGTCGACGACAACAGCGCCGGAGCGGCGAATGACAGCGCCAATGGCGCTCCGGCCAGCTGGGGAGAACCAAGTCCGAACAAGGCGTTGATGAGGTTCTGGAAGCCATTGGTGACCTGGCTGATGAGCGCGTCGACCGGGCTGGTGATGGTGGTGTAGAGGGTGTCGGCCAGGGTGGTGATGGTGCCGACGATGTCGGCTGAGCCGCCGGTGATGAGGTTGAGGATGTTGGCCAGATTCTCCGCCGGGGTGCCGTAGTCGCCGGGGAGGTCGACCAGACCGCCGGAGATCAGGTTGAGGAATTGGTCGACCGCCCCGAGCACCAGATTGCCGGTGTCGCCGACCACGCCGGTGAGGGTGCGGGTGGCTTGCTCCAGCAGGGTGGCCACAGTGCTGGCTATGAACGCGCCAGTCTTGATCGCTCCGCTGGTGATGCCGTTGACGATGTTCTTGAATTCTTCGAGCAGCGAGTCGATGAGCGTCTGCCGGTCGTCGTTGACGATGGTGCACATGGCGGTGTCGTCGTCAATGTCGGCGTTGACCGAATCAGACAGCGTGACGTAGAAGGTCTCGTCCGGCTCGTAGTGAAAGTCGCTGCGAACAGTGACGGTGATCTGTTGGGAAATAATTCCGGGCGCAAACGTGAGGGTTCCGGATGCTGCGACGAAATCCTGTCCGGCAGAAGCTGTTCCGGCTTGAGTGCCGGTGGTGTAGCTGACCGTGACCTCGTCAGAGGTTGACGACGACAGGGTGACCCGGAAAACGACGGTGGCGTTTCCGAGGTTGCCTTCTTTGACAGTTGCGTCTTCGATACTGAGGGTGGGCGCGAAGCTGATGGGCGCGTCTGGAACTTGGATTGCGCCTTCGGTCGTGATGGTGGTGCCGACCACTTTGGCGGTCGGTGGCAGGATGAGGGTGTGCGGTCCGGTTCCGGTGAGAACCTGGACGTGATCGCTGAACTCATCGAGGTAGCTCACGCCGGACGTGGTGGGGATGATTCCGTAACCGGGGGTGAGCGGGATCTGCGGCTGCAGGTAGCTTCCGCCGTTCTGGTACGTCGAAGTGCTGGGGGCGATGGGGTAGGTGAAACCGTGCGGCTTCCAGCTCTGCTCCACTTTTCGACTGACGTAAGTGGTGGATTTCCAGGACGCTTCCGGGGCAAGCGCCGCCTGGCTGGTGCCGAGGCTTGCCACTCCTGGTGATCCGGTGTTTCCGGTTCCGGTGAGGATCCCGGTGATGGCGCGGATGAGATCTTCGAGGAACTTGACCGGATTGAGCGTAACGAGGTCGTTGCCCAGACCCAGGATGGTGTTAATGGTGCCCTGAAGGTAACTCTGCGCCGTCTCAACGGCCTGCGACACACTGGATCCGGTGATTGCCTGAAAGATGTTCTGCAACAACGTGGCCGGGTCAGTGACTTGTTGCACGACCCCGGTGATGGCGTTGATGAACTCGCCGACCAGACCGGTGACGACTTCGGTGACAGTTCCGGCCTGACCGGTGATGATGAAAGCGGCCTGGCTGAACAGATCGCTAAGCGAGCTGATCACGCCGGAGGTGGTGCGGATGAAGCCGTTGACGATGCCGCCCAGCAGCGCATTGATGCGGGCTACGATGGCGGCAAGCAGGGACTGCACGGTGACCGGCACGGTGTCGGACAGTGAAACCGAGCCGAGAGTTGCGCCGGTGGTGGGGTTGATGACGATTAACGTGTTGTCCTGAGCATTGGTTGCGTACAGCTTGCCGTTGTTCAGGAAGATTTGAACCGCGCCCAAATCGGTTCCGGTGCAGAAGGTTTGAGAAACCGTGGTGACTGGGTTCTCAATGGTGGCAGGATCCAAGACAGAGATCGTGTCGGCGGTGTTGGCGAGGTAGATCTTGTCGGATCCGGCCAGCAGTGTCAGTCCGATGTTAGGGATCGGAGACAGGTCGAAGACGCGGTTGGTGGTGGTGCTGATGCCCAACACACGGTCGGTTCCGCCGACGTAAAGGTTGTCGTCTTTGCGAGTGATGATGGTGGGAGAATCCTGGCCACCGAGCGGGATGTTCTTGATGACCTTGTTGGTGGTTGTGTTGATCACCGACACCGTTTTGCTTCGCTGATTGGCGACATAAAGCCGAGATCCGGATGAGTTGAGGACAATCCCGAAAGGCTTTTCTCCGACGGTGATCGAGCTGACCGCTTTGTTCTTGTCAGTGTCGATGATTGAGATGGTGTTGGTGTCAGATTGCGCGACGTACAGCGCCGCCTGGGTGGGATGGAACACCATGTCGCTGGAAGTCTTGCCGACCAAAATCTCGGCAACGATCTTGTACTCTTTGGCCGGGTCGTGCACGGTGATGCTGTTGGTGGTTCGGTTCATCACGTAAATCTTGTCGGCGTGGAACGCCAGCGCCCACGGTCCGTTGCGTGTGGTGAAACTGCCGACGGCAGTGGGCTTGGCCGGATCGGTTACGTCGATGATTTTGACTTTGTTGGCTTTGTAGTCGGCGACGTAAGCCTTCTTGCCGTCCGGGCTGACGGCGAGCGCCAGCCGGGCATCACCGGAGTTGAGGGTGGCCGGTTGGGTCGTCTTGGACGTGGCCATCAGGTAGTAGGTGTCGCGGTAGCGGGCCATTGAGCACGGCCCGTCGGCGGGCAGCTCGACACCTTTCTCGTCGACGATCCCGGCCATCTGATCGCGATTGGAATTCCAGCTGCCGGATCCCCAGAACAGCCAGTCCGGGGTGGGGCTGGCATCCGGATTCAGGCCGATGCGTCCCCAGTTCTTGCGGCCCACGGTGAGCTTGCCGGTGGGGCTTGCCCCGAACACCCAGAGGTACCGGATGTCGACGAACAGACCCAGGCTGAGGTCGCCGGGCACAAACTCTTCGCCGAGCAGTGTGATGCCGGTGTAGGGGTTGACGCGGAAGTTCTGCAGCAACGCCTGGGTGGTGTCTGCGTCGGCGGAAGTCTTGTAGGTACTCAGGGTGAACAAGTATTCGCCCCGGCTGGCGGCGGCGACCAGGGTGCGCGGGCCGGGCAGCTCGGACGGGATCAGGGTGACCTTGTCGATCTGGCCGGTCTTCAGGCCGATGGGTGCCCAGCACGGTGCTGTTGACAGGCTGTAGTCGCTATACAGCAGCACGCCGTTGATCGTGACCGGGGACAGGGTGGCGTTGGTGAGTCGCCGGGAGAACAGGGCCAGGTATCTGCCGTCCGGCATCGGGTGAAACCAGATGGGCTGAGCAGCGGCGAGGGTGGCGGGATCGTAAATAATGCCGGAGCGCGGGGCCTTCTGGTCGCGAGAGGCGGTGACGACACTCATCCCATGCTCGTCTATGGACGACGGGATGACTTGGAGCGTCGCTTCGGTGGCCACTGTTGCCCTTCCTGCTACTACCTCTTGTGGCCGGTCCTAGACGGCTTTACAGGGGTGCTCAGTCCTCGCCCAGAGTGTCGTTGGCATCCGAGGACAGAATCGGGTCGTAGCCGACATCGTCGTCGTCCTCGTCGTCGTCGATCACGTCGGCCTCGACAATGTCGTCCCGGACGGTGCCGCGCAGCTCGTCGATGCGGTCGGAGATCTGCGCCATGAGGGCAGGCGGCACCACGTCGCGGACGGCCTGCTGCAGCATGGCCACGTCCCGGCGCATCTGAGCGATCTGCTCTTCGACCGCGCCGTCGCGCTGCAATTCTTCGAGCTTGAGCTGCGCCTTGAGGCCGGTTTCGTAGTCGACGACCGTGTCCTCGGCGACCAGGTGCTCGAAGCCTTTTTGCGCGACAATGTCCAAGTACGCCATGCCGGTCAGGAGGTGCGCCGCCGCGTCGCCCAGCTCGTCGGCAACCTGGGCCTTGCGCCGTTCGAGGATCCGGCGGCGGGCGGCGTTAGCCGGATCCTGGGTGTTGAAGTGCCGCTCGGAGTGCCGCAGGATAGACCAGTAGGTGATCTGGTTCTTCTTGCTCCGCTTGGCGTTGAGGTCTTCGACGTACTCGACGATCTCGCCGACCTTCATCCCGTAGGCCAGCAGCCGGTTAACCCGGCTACGCGACTCAGGATCCTGGCAGACCCGGCACCGGTGCTCCGGCAGCGGACGATCCCGGTTTTCGCGCCGGATCGCGGCGACCTCGCGGTTGATCTCCGCATCGAGCTGGCGACCGGTCAACCCGCCTGCGGCCAATACCCGGCGGGGTGGGCGCGGTTCGGTCATCGACGGCCTCCTGGGATTAGTCGTCGCTGGGTCGTCGACCCGGCCTGGCCCCCGCCAGCGGGCTGTAGGCCCGCCGGTAGAGACCTTGCCGGATAGAGGGATCCGGCACCCCGTTGGAATTGAGCACCTCGCGGGCTTGCCGCAAATTCAACTGCTCTTCGGTGAGATAATCTTTCTTTTCGGACAACGCGGTGATTCCGCGTCGACCTTCGCGCAATATCGCGTTGGCTTGTTCTTCGAGATCCGCATTGATTCCGCTGTACAAATTGCTCAGCATGGACATCCGGTCGGTGATCCTTCACCTCAGATGCCACTTCGGCATATCTAGACTGTAGGTCAGGCACCGTCGTCTCCGGTGTCTGAATCGGTTGACTTCAACCGTTCTTCAGGAACGCTACATCCTGATTCAGAGGCAGCTGTAAATTCTTGTGATTTCGGCGTGTCTTCACAGGGTTTCTTGCGGCGCTTGCGCCGGGCGGCGGCGGGATTCCAGGTGCCGTTCTGCTTCGCGTCGTAGGCGGCAATCATCTTTTTGAGGCCGTCGTCGCTGTATTGCTGGACCGGCGTGCTCCACCGGCTGTTCGGCAGCAGGATGGCGGTGGCGGCGGACTCGGTGTAGCCGCGCAGGCAAATCAGCTCGAAAGCCTGACGCTGGCGCAGCGGCAGGATGTCGATGCCGGTCATCAGGTCGCCAATGTAGATTTCCTCGCCGTCCACGCACAGAATGTCGTCGACCTCGCCGGTTTCACGCAGCGACTGCCAGTGGTAATAGTTCTGATATATCCGCTTGAATAATTGAATGCGGCGTTTGGACGACGAATACTCACCGTCCTTATCGGGGTCATACGAAGGGAGTCTTCTTCCCATTCTTGCTCTCCTCGATCCGCCAATACCGGACTCGCTCTAAGACCCGGCAAAAGTTGTCGATCTCGGCCAGAAAAGTTTTGGCACTGCTCCACAGGTAGAAGCAAAAGAATGCGTGATACTTATCCTGGCGCGTTTTACGGGAAGCATACGCGTTTCGACCCGGAATTGTTTCTTCCACCAATTCCGAATATGCGTCTTGAAATTGGTCGTCGTGGATGTGCTTGGCAAACACGGCTTCGAGCAGCAGCTCATTGACTTTGGGGGCGATTTCCAGCTTGACCCGACTGAGGTTGAGAAGGCACTGTTCGATGTCCTGCCCGGTCATCTGATCCCAGCGTTCGATCTCTTTGCCGCGCTCGTCCTTGAGCCAGACGATGCGCCCCTGCCGGTCGCGCACCACCATGCCGGTTTCGGGATCCTGTTCAGGCACCCGCAGTTCGGCATAGAATGCGTCGATGACCGCCTTTGCGTCATCGAACATGTTGCCCATGATGGTGTCGACGGCACCTCGGATCCGGTCCAGCTGCGACTCTTCGTCGGCCCGCCAGCGGAACGTGATCTTGGCGAAGATGGACTTTGACTCGGCCAGCATCACCGGCTCTTCGTCGATGAACGGCACGCCCTCGGCGACAACCTTTTCGATCCACTCGTTCTGCATCTGCCGGGCGACGGTCTTGGCCATGTCGCCCTCGTGTTCCCAGCCGCTCACAGCCCGCTCACTTTGATGGTCACGCCGGGCTGCTCCCCCTCTTCGGCGATGCGCTTGGTGCCAATCAGCTCGGTGATGAGCGAATCTTCGGCGTACACCGTGCCCTTGAGCGCGTCGCCGATGGCGCGCAGCAACTTGTCCAGATCGGGCTTCTTGGTGGCGGGCGGAGTGGGAGGCCGTTTGGGTGTCGAGGCCGGACGTTTCATGACGAAGTCACACCGCATCCGCACCGCTCCGGTGAACAGTTCCCGGCCCTTCATCTTCTCGGCGGCGAAGACTTTCACGTCCGAGCGCCACGGCTTCACCCCGGCAGCGGATTCGACCAGTGACACCTTGCCGTTGGCCGACACGAATCCGCGTTTAGATCCCTGTGGCTGGGGTATGCCTGGAACGAAAAACTCGATCACCGAGCTTCCTTGCCGACCAGCCAGCACTGAAAGCGAGCCGGACACGATTGCATAGCAACAGAATTCAGCGGACAACAGTGCTCGGGCGGAGTGTTGTGGGCAATGCACTCACGCACGTAATCGAACTTGGCGAAGATTTCACTCAGCAGCTTATCGTTCCGATTGACCCGAAACTCTTTCATCCTGTAGGGATAGCCGCTTTCCAGCACCAGCAGCACGCCGGTGGGGTAGCCGGTGCCGTGCAGGCCCATCGACAGCTGCGCGTCCCAGATCGGCTTGATCTCGTCCTGCAGGTCGAAGCTGCGGCTGTTCTGAGTTTTCAGCTCGACCGGGTATGTGTTGCCATCCGGATGGTGCACCAGAAAATCGACGCGACCCCGGACGTGATGCTCCTCGATGATGTACTCAACCTCAACGTCCTCTTCGCTCTTGATGAGACCGGCCATCTGGAACTGAGCCTGGACGATGCCGTGCAGCGCGCTACCCATGGCCAGGGTCATCTCGGACTGCACGTTGCGCACCTCGTGGATCAGGTGCTGCTGGTGATCCGGATGGAACCGGTAGTACAGTTCGCGGGCACCAATTAGCCCATGCGTGCTCGGGTGAAAGTACCCGTCGCCGGTGCCGTAGTACGGCGAGCTGTCGATCTGAACGGTGTAGCTGTCCGGCCACTGCTTGCTCAGCAGCGCGTTGCGGAAGTACGGCAGCAGCAGTTCCTTGTTGACTAACGAGGACAGCACCGACCCGTAGGGGCTACCTGCCACGTTCCACCTCCCGATAGTTGTCCAGCAGCATCACGTAATCCTGTAGAGGAACGACAACGTAATCATGGACGTGTTTGGTGGACGTGTCCACGAGGCGCACCGGGAGAACAAAGGATTTTCCGGCTTCGGCTGCCCGGCGCACGTATTGGCCGAGCAGCTTGGCCGACAACGAGAACGACTTCTGTTCGGTGTACTTGCAGTCGACCATCAGCGCGTAATCGGTTTCACTGTGGTGCCGTCGGTCGACCCCGTCACCGGGATCGTGAGCTTGAGATCCAGATGCAGCAGTTCGGTCAAGCTTGAAAACGCGGTTGATATGAGCTTCCCAAGCCGCCCAACCCAATTCGTGTCTCAAGCCAGATCTTCTTCGACGGCCTGGGGATCCATCGGGGCCACCTCAGAGGCCAGCTGACCGTCGCTCTTGAGCACCGCCATGGTCTCAGAAACGATGGTCTGCCGGAGCGCGCTGTCGGCGCTGATCATCTCGCCGAGCGCCTTGAGACCCTGCACCTTGTGCTCGCCGGAAGTCTTGTACTCCGGCAGCGCGGCGTGGCTGTACCAAGATCCGTTCTGCGCCACCACATGCGTGGCGACGGCCAGCCGGATGATCTCGTCGAGGGTGTCGATGCCGAAACCGTACTGGTCGGTGTCGACGTTATAGAACCACCACCAGGCAGTGCGGCCCGGTGCGGCGAGCTGGTTCTTGATGATCGAGGCGAACACCTTGAACCCGACGACCATCTTCTCCCCGTTGACCACCGCTTCGACCTTGTCGGTGGTGCTGCGGCGCAGTTTGATCCGCATGACGCAGGCATGCTTCCAGCCATGCCCGCCAGGAGTCATGTGGCGGCGGAAGCCGTCCATGTCGGCACGCACCTGGTTGACCCCGAACGTGAGGCAGTGGTACTTGGCGCTGTAGGTCGAGGCCAGCCTGGCGAACTTGGTGACCGCACCGGCGTTGCCGCCGACCTGAACCTTTTCGGCTTCCTTTTCCGCCGCCGCCTTGGTGGGGCTGCCACCAATGGAGTCGAACAGGCAGAAACCGATCTGCCCGGAGCCGACCAAGTCGACGTACATGTTGGTCGCCTGCTCCATATAATCCGGCTGCGCGTAGAGCACGCGCTGCATGCGCTCGGCACCGATGAGGTACTGCACCCAGTCCATGGTGAGCTTATGCTCGGTGTCCAGGATGAGCGCCGCCCTATCGGGGTGCTCGTCGAGGAAGTGCATCATGGTCATCAGGCCGAGGGTGGTCTTTCCGGATCCCTCATCACCGGCGACCTCGATGACGCGGTCGGACGGAAGCCCGCCGATGCCGGTCGCGAAGTCCAGCGCAAGACTGCCGGACGTGATCGGGTCTCGAACCGGAACCTGATCGGCGAACATGATCGCGTCAGCACCGTACTTGCCCTGAACTTCGGCAATCAGCTTGTCCAACAACACATTTCCCATAATTTCTCCTACACCCAATCCAATCGTTCTACGACACTTAGTTGACATCCCCGGCCCGACAGCTTGATGACCTCACAGGCCACCGGCACTTTTTCGGACTGCAGCATTCGCTTGTTGGCTTCCCATGCGTCGGCGAACGCGACGATCTCGAAGTCTTCCTCGGCCCACCGCACGCTGAGAAACGCCATATCCTTGCCGTTGCGCTGCTTGTGGGTCTTGACCTTGGTCAGCTCTCCGCCGATGACGAACCGAGCACCGGTCTCGTAGTCGTCGATGTCAGACGGGTGCCGCACGCAGACCCCTTCGATCATGGGCGTGTAGCGCGCCATCGGGTCGACGCTGACGTGGGTGCCCAGCAGCTCGGTTTCCATCTCGACCAGAAACGCCTCGTCGCCGAACGGAAACTTCGGGTAGTCGTCCGGCTTGCGTTCCCACTTCTCGGCGACGATGAGGCTGCGCTCGTCCTCTGACAGCTTTTCCCACTTGTTGGGGGAGACTTCGCTGGCGGCGCGCTGGTAGTAGACCTTGTCAAGCATCTCCTGCCGACCAATGGTTGAGATGCTGTCGAACGCGCCGATCTTGACGAGAGAGTCGACGATGCCCTTCTTGCGACCAACCGTGGTGCGGTCCAGGTAGTCGTCGATGGACGTGTAGGGGCGGTGGTTGATGATGTCGGGCATTGCCGCCTTGCCGATCCCCCGGATGGAAGTCAGGCCGTAGCGGATCCCCTCGTCAGTGAGGGTGAAGTCTGCGCCGCTCTTGTTGATGTCCGGCGGCAGAATGGGGCGACCCCGTTTGCGGCACTCGCGGATGAACGCCGTGGTCTTTTCCGGCATGACGGTGAGGCAGCCGACGATGAACTCGTCGAAGTAATAGTGCTTGACCCAGATCTCCCAGCACGGCTGCATCGCGTAGCCGGTCGCGTGGGCCTTGTTGAACGCGTAGGCACCGGCGGCTTCCAGGCTCGTCCAGATCTTCAGCGCGGTATTGCGGGTGCCGCCCTGGCCGGTGAAGTCGGGGTTGTTCATGCAGCCGTCCAGAAAGCGCGGACGGATCTCAGCGATCTTGTCGGCCAGCTTCTTGCCGATAGCCTTGCGCAGCTCTTCGGCCTGACCGGCGGTGAACCCGGCCAGGTCGCGGGCGGTGCGGATCAGCTGCTCCTGGTAGACCAGGATGCCGTAGGTGTACATCGAGGAGCTGGGGCCGGTGATCGGCTCCATCATGGGATGGTCGTAGGTAATGTCTTCGTCGCCGTTACGGCGCTTGAGGTAGTGCTCTAGCTGTCCGGCGCGGATCACGCCGGGCCGGTTGATGGAGGCGAGGTCGGCCAGCTCGACGAGGCTGCGAGGCTTGAACCGCATCGCCTGCTTGGTGCCGGACACGGTGCCGATCTGAAAAATTCCGGCGGTCTGCCCCCGGTCGATCTGCTCCCATATAGCGGGATCGTTATATTGCTCGTCGCCGAACGTGATGACTTGCCTAGCTCCCGCCGGTACGCCGAAACCGAAACCGTCGAAGTCGAGCCAGACCTGGTGCCGCTGGAAGATCAGCTTGCGGGCGATGGCCAGCACGTCGAGTCCCTTGTTGGCCAGCAGGTCGTCTTTGACCCCGCCCATTTCGGCGATCTCGGTCATGTCGAATTGCGTTGCCCGCACGCCCTTTTTGACTCGCGTCGGTATGTTGCCCAGCAGCGGTTCGGTGTTGACCACGACACCGGCGGCATGTACTCCGGCCTGCCGCACCAGACCCACCATCTGTTCGAGGCGCTGGAACATTTCGGGATATTTGCGCGCCCACGGGGCCAGGTCGGAGTCCAGCTCCGAGATGACCTCATCCCACGTCGGCGGCTGCTGGTGCTCGTCCAGCTCGTCCTCGTCGATCTCGATGTTGTCGACCTCGCTGATGAGGTCGACCATCTTCTGAGTGTCGGCCCAGTCGATGCCCATCGCCCGGCACAGATCCTTGAGCATCTGCTTGGGGCCGGACCGGCTGCGGGTGCCAATGGAGCAGACGTTGGCCGCACCGTAGCGTGCGCCCAGGTAGGTCTTGATGTCCCCGCGTAGTGACTTCTGGAAGTCCACGTCGATGTCGGGGTAGTCGGGCCGGTCGGGGTTGAGGAACCGCTCGAACATCAAATCGTATTTGATGGGATCCAGCGAGGTGATGCCCAGCACGTAGTTGACCAGGGAGCCGCCGCCGGAGCCACGGCCCGGACCGCACAAGCAAGGGTCGGGGTCGGCGTGCGGGGTGATCCACTGCCGGTAGGTGCCGTTGCGAGCTGCCATCACGTAGTCGCCGACGATGTTGAAGTATCCGGCCATGCCCTGGTCGACGATGACCTGCGCCTCATATTCGAGGCGTTCGAGGTACACGTCTTCGGGCAGGCCCTTGTCGAGAATGAACTTCTTGAAACCCTCGGCGATGTTGTCGAGGAAAGCGTTGATGTCGTCGGCATCGGTGGGGTGCAGGCGGGGCAGCGTGAGGGTGGGTTTGATTTCGACGTTGCACTGGTCGGCAATCCACCGGGTGTTCTTCAACGCCTCTTCGACCACCGAGGTGGGGATCCCGTGCCGCCCAAGGTAATACACCATCTCGTCGGGGTTCATCAGCCAGTCGGCTGCCTGGCCCTTGGCTTCGACCTGATCTTTGCGGTACGCCTGGGTGGACAGGTTGTAGACCAGCCGGTGCTCTTCCCATTGGTGTTTCAGCGCGTAATGCGCGTCGTTGACCACGACCAGCGGTACGCCCATCTCGGCGGCGAAGCGCACCTTGGCTTGATTCATGGCGGTGATGCGGGCGTTAAGAGCGCGGTCCTCGTCGGTCTGTGGGTCGATGATCTGGAACGTGTGCAACTCGCTGTAGAACTTATCGCCGAAAATGTCGAGCAGCATGGCCCATTCGCGGCGTGCCGCGTCTTCGTCTCCGGCTTCAACGTAGTCGGTGAACCGCGTGAGTCCGCAGCCATCGGAGGCCCACAGGCCGGTGCTGTACTGCCGGAACAGGTTTGGTTCGAGCTGGGGCTTGCCGTAGAAGTTTTCCGGCTCGTAGGCGAGGCTGGACAGCGCCCAGAGATTCTTGAGGCCGGTTTGGTCACCGGCCAGCAGAATGATGTGGCTGCTGTCGCGACCGGAAGTCTTGGCCTCCCGGCTGGCGGCGATGTTGTGCACCCAGCGCGCCTCGGTAGCAAAGATTGGCTTGATGCCGACGGTGGCGCAGGCTTTCTGGAAATCGAGGTGACCGCCGACCTCGTCGTGGTCGCAAATCGCCAAAGCCTCGTCGCCGTTGGCTTTGGCGGCTTGTGCCATTTCCAAGCACCGGGCGCGACCATCGAGGAATGAATGCTCGCTGTGATTATGAAGCGTCACTCAATCCTCCTGTCCGCCACTAGGTTTCAGTGGTGGGGAAGATGCTGGGCAGTTTGTTCCTCTGCGGGATGAACAATTCCGTTTTGTGCAACGTGCCTGCCCAGCATCTTCCGCACCCTCCCGCCTATCCCCATGGGCGGGAGAGTCGGCCCCGTACCGGATTAACCGGGTCTCCGATGGGGTCAGCCTTGTGGGCTTACCGGAGTGAGGGGTCTGGGGTGTCTAGCGGTGCCGCTCCAAGCGGGCGCGCAGCGAGGACACGTCGGTGTTGGCGGAAGCCGGAGCCGGAGAAGCCTGCGGCTCGTCAGGGGTGTCGCTGGCCCAGGCCGGAGCGGATCCAGGGGTGCTCACAGCAGCGATGGTGTCGCCGCCGATCAGCGCCTCGCGGGCGCGCTCCTCGGATGCCTGATTTTCCAGCCACTCCGGCAGGGTCTCGCGGCAGTAGAGGAAACGCTCGTCGGACTCGACGGTCAGGGGGTTACCGTCCATGTCCAGGCCGGTGCCGTAGCCGTACTGGGCGCGCAGCGCGTCCAGCGAGCTGCCGTCGTTGTTCCAGTCCGGATCCGGGTTCTTGGGGATGATTGAGTAGACCAGATCCTTGCCGGTGCCGGTGCGAGTGATCTTGTAGTCGCGGTCGCACAGCGTGCCGAATTCCTGGTGGTAACCGGCGAGCAGCTGCCAGAACTTCTTGTACTGCTTAACGACCATGAAGTTGCGGGCGGCGTAGCTCTTGCCGTCCTTGCCCTCGAAGGTGTTGAGCTTGTCCTGGGTCTTGATGACCTTGCGACCGTTCTCCTCGACCTGAACCTCTTCGCGCTCGACGGCGATGCCGACCAGGCGCTCACGCGGCTTCGACTCGACGAGCTGCTTGGTGGTGTAGTCGGTGGTGCGGCCACCGAACTTGGTGACCCAGTCCTCGCTGCCGGGGTGGATGTCCGGCGCGTAGACGAAATTCTGGAACTTACCGTTGCGGTCCTGGATGAATTCATGGAACCGAACTTCGACGATGTCGGGTTCGTCAGTGAGGAAGCGGACGATCTTGGTCTCGCCCTCTCCGAGAATGAAGTAGCTCAGGAACCGGCCCGGCTGACCGCCACCGCCGGAACGGCTCGGCGACGATTCCAGGGCGGAATTCAATCCAACGCGCATGGGTGTTTCCTCATCTCTCAGTGGGCCGATTGCGACCCGAATAATCTTGATGTAATTAAGCCGACTTTGGACGGCTGATAGAAAGACTACACGACAGCGCCGACGGGCGGAACGCCTGTGCGGGCGTGTCGGCTGCCGGGCTTGATTCCGGCCACGGCGGTGAACAATGCGAACGCCAGCAACACCGAGGGGGTCCAGTGGCGGGGGATGGCCATCACGGCGGGGTCGGGGTGGAAGAACGCCGGTCCGTCGTGGATCAGCACTTTGATCCGGCGGCGGTAGCCGACCACGCGGGCGGCGTGGACGAGGTGGGCGTACCACCGCTGAGCCAGATGCATATCGCCCTGTTCCTGGTCGACAGACAGGTAGTCGTACCACTTTCCGGTTCGGGTGGTCGGTGCCGGTTGCGGATCCAGCGCCTCGACCAGATCGCTCTCGGACAATCCGGCGAAATCCTGATTGCTCAGCTCTGAGAGGTAAACCCGATCCAGCAGGCGCTTGCCCGGCGGAGTGTTGTTGTACGCCTCGCGGCCTTCGGGGTCCAGCAGCACCTCGGCGATGAGCTTGACCCGCTGCAGCCGGTCGGAATCGGGGCGGGATCCGGTGTCGGGGTGCAGGCGGCGGTACAGCTTGCGGCAGGCGGCGCGGATCTCTTCATCGGTGGCCCACGGCTCGACACCGATCTCGGCGTAGTAGCCGTGCGGGTCGGCGATGTTACGCGGCAGGCGGCACAATTCGGTGTTGCACGAGGGGTAGCCCCAGCCGGGCCGCTCGGAAAGCCGGGAGTCGAAGAATCTAGATGGGTCGCTTGTCATGCGGCACCGAGTCGCCCGCGTCGAGGCTGTCAATCTTGGCCTGGATCGCTTCGGCGATCCGGGTGTCCAGGGCGGCTGCGGCCTGGTCGGTCTCGGGCTGGATGGTGGCCAGGAAACGTGCCACCTTGCCCTCCGGGATGAGACGGATGGTGCCGTCAGGATAGTGCATGACCTTTTCGCCGGACGGCAGCGTGCGCTTGGACGGTCGTTTGCTTCCCATATCTCTTCTCCTACCTCAGCACCGCTGGGACAGCCTGCTCGATCTTGGCCAGTACGGTGTCCAAGCTGGTGTGGTCGCCGAGATCCTGGCCGGGATCCGGGTCGATGACAGCCAAACCCGGATGATCAGCGAGCCGGGTCATCACGGTGCGTTCCATCAGCTGCCCGGCGGGGTCCGGGTCGGCCCACAGAATCACCCGGTCGTAGTCGAACAGCATGTCGGTCTGCGTCTTGGAGATCTTAGATCCAAAACTGGCCAGTACAGGGATGTCGAGGCCCAGCGCGGCGGCTTTGATGACCGAAAACGGCGACTCCACGACCAGCACCTCGCCTCGGGTCGGGAACGGGCGGGAGTGGTCGTAATAGAACGTGTCGCTCTTGGGAAAGCCGGAGGTGTTCTTGTACTTCGGGTTCGGGTCGGCGGTGCCGGGCCACTGGCCGGGACGGTCGGGGACGGCACGGGCCTGCCAGCCGACCAGCTTGCCCTGCCAGAAGTGCGGGATGACAATGCGGTTGGTGTCTTCGCGCCAGCCGATCTGCAGGCGACTGGCAGTCTCGGAGTCGATGCCCCGCTCGTGCAGGTAGGGGTGGACGAACGCCCACGGCGCGAGCACCCGCTCGGAGTAGGCGGGAAGCTCGATGGTGTAGCCCTTGCCGGACAGCGCGGCCACCAGCGCCTCGACCTCACGCTCGAAATCGTCTTGGTCGAGGGTGGCACCGGCCAGGAACTGCGAGACCAGCGGCAGGATCTCTTCGAAGCTGTCCTTGTTTTCCATCTTCTGAATGAGATGGAACATGTCGCCGCCCCAGTAGGAGTAGCAGATGTACAGTTTTTTATCGAGATTGCATGCGGCGGAAGGATTTTGGTCGCCGTTGTTGTGGTGCCGGTCGACCCGGTCGAGCAGGCAGGAGTGGATGACTTCGGTCTCGCCGGTGTGCGTGACCTCGTCGTGGTCGTTTTCCACCCCGTAGTGATCGAGGACCGCCCGCGCGTCGAGACGGCGGCGGTATTCCTGGTATTGCGCGTCGGAGCGCAGTCCGGCAAAACCGGCTTTCACAGGGCAGCCGCCCGGTTGATTATCTGCAGCACGCCGCGCGAATTCTTCACCCCGTCGGTGCGCTTGTGAATCTCCCGGCGCTCCGGATGTACGTCGTTCTCGATCATCCAGTCGGTGACGGCGGCGACCAGCTTGCGCTGATCGGGGGCGAAGCTGATGTGTTCGACGTTGCCGCCTTTGAGCATGGCGATAGCCGAACACTCAGCCTTGCACCAGACCCAGTCCGGATCCGGCTCGCGCTTCGCGTCCAGCCACACTTTCATTCGGCGGTCTTTTCCGCAAAGCGATCCCAGCAGGCTGCCAGCCAGGTCGGCACTGGATCGCCACACTCGACGCAGGTTCCGTTGCCGCGCTGCCAGACGTGAATGTGGCCGGTGTCGGTGATTTCCATGCCGGTGTCACTCATTGTCGATGTATTCCTCTCGGATCCGGATCTCGGTGCGCTCGGTGAGGTGCCAGGCCAGCGTCCAGCTGCGGGTGTCGCAGCGGCGGCTGCCCATGATGTCCAGTCCCATAGCGTTGTTGGCCCGCATCTCAGTGTTGCGCCACAGACCCAGCGCAAGGTCGACGGTCTGCTCGATCATCGAGCTATTGGCAAAGTTGTACAGCTCGCCACGACCGCCGCCCGCTGCGGCCTGCCGGTTGAGCTGGACGGCCAGCAGGCACGGCACCTTTCCGGCGGACTCGCGGGAGATCTCGTCCTTCAACTCGAAGATGATGTCGCCCTGCTTCATCCGCAGCGCGGAGTCGCCGTTGTAATCGCGTTCCGCGTCGATGAACGACAGCTGGTCGATGATGAGGAAGTCGGCACCGAGCTGGCGGGCGCGGGACACCATGTGCTTCACGGTGCGCTCGCCGCGCTGGGGGCGTTCGATCCAGCCGTCTCCGGCTTCGGCCATCGCGTCCTGCGCCTCACGCAGCTGGGCGGACTCGTGCACGTCCAGCTCGCGCTGGCTCAGACGCTGATACGACACTCCGGAGTAGATCGCGTCGATGCGATCCTCGATCTCGGGCACGCCCATTTCGAGAGTGAAGAACAGCGGGCGCAGGCCGTTACGGAGGGCGGCGACAAAGCTGTTGGCCAGCAGCCAGCTCTTGCCGGTCTTGGTGTAGGCGGCGGCAGCGGCCAGCTCGCCGGGCAGGATGCCACGAGTGTGCTGATCCAGTTCCAGCAGACCGATGTCCACCCCGGCGGTCTGCTGGTGCTGCAGATCCCGGTTGTAGCGTTCCCGCCGGGCGGCGACGGTCTCGGTGATGTTGACCCGGCTGTAACGGGGCACGTTGTGCTGGGCCGCGTCGTATGCGTCGTGCCACATCTTTTCCAGGGCGGCGACCGGCTCGGCGGCGGTCAGCTTCATCACGTCCCGGACGATGGTCTGCACCCGGCGCGACGAATACCGGTTCTTCATCCACTCGACGAGCCAGTCGGTGGTTTCGTCGACCTCGGCGGGCAACGGCAGTTGCGGGTATTCGGCTTCCATCACCGCCAGGGTGGGGGCGGACTGCATCTGCGCGTCGGTCCAGTAGTCGACCATGAACTGGAAGGCGAACCCGTTGACCGGATCCTCGAACACCTCACGGCGGATGCCCATCTCCCAGATGCGGGCGATCTCCCGGCTGTCGGTCATCTTGGCCAGCAGCTTGCGCTCGTGACTAGACAATCGGTCGCACCTCCCCGTTGCGGATCTCGTCGATCTCCCGGCTGTTGGCGCTGGTGCGGAAATCGTTGCCGTCGAACCGGAGATCCAGACTCTTTTCCCGGATCAGGCTGAGGATGGCCGCACCGTATCCGTCCTCCAAGTCCTGGGGATCCATGTTGGTGGTGATGAACGTCGTGCGCCCGGCCTGCACGCGCTGCCGCAGGATCGCGTCAAACGTGGTCTCGGCCAACGCAATTCGAGTGCCGCGCAATTCCTTGCCGACATCGTCGAGCAGCAACGCCTGGGAGTTGATGAACTTCTGCTGGAAGTAGTTCTTGTCGGCCTTGTCCGACCATCCGGCGGTGAACATCTCCACGGTCTGGCTGAACGTGGTGGCCCAGCACGTCAACCCGTCCTTGACGAGTTCTTTGAGTACCAGGTTGGCCAGCATGGTCTTGCCGGTGCCGTAGGAGCCGGAAAAGTACATGCCGATACCGCGTTTAAGAAATTGCTCGCGCTTGTCGAGGTACTTGGTGACCCCGTCGAGGATAGGTGTGGGGCCGACGTAGTCGTCCCAGTCCAGGCGCTGATACGTCACGCCGATCCCGGCGGCGAGGTAATGCTTGTGCAGCTGCAGCTGATACTCGCAGTCGCAGACGTTGTCCTGGTTGCGCCAGAAATACGCGCCGGTCTTGTCACACGTCGGGCAATACTTCTGGTACGAGCGGCCCAGCTGGGGGTGATTACGGTACAGCCGGGCGGCTTCGTCGTCGGAGAGGTAGCGGGTGCGGATGTCACTCATCGCGCTCCCACCGACTGATCCAGCGGTGCTCCACGACTTCGCCCTGGCGCGGGGTGACGGGTTCCTCGTCGGCAAACCACAGCGTCCTGCCGCCCTCGTCGTCGCCGACGGAAAACTCCTGGTGCAATCCCAGTTCGCGGATCACCGCGTCGGCCAGCCGGTCGAAGTTGACCAGATTATTTTGAGTTCTCAATCCTTCCCAGATTGCGGCGGCGATGCGGGTGCGGAGCGAGTCAGTCATTGTGACCCGCCAGGATTCGCCCCAGGACTCGTTCCGCGCTAGGTGTCATATCGCCGTTGAGTACGCAGTCCCGCGCCCATGCCAGCAGTCTCACTGTCGGTAGCTCCGTTTCCAGTTCGCGGATCACCGCGTCGGCCAGGTTTGCTGACCAACCCTCAACGTCATTGGTCGGATCGTTGCGGTATCGCTCTGACACCACGGCGGCAATACGGGTACGCAGGTGGTCAGTCACGAAACGTCACCACCCACCACATCAACGCGACGTTAAGGCCAAGGACTACAGCCACAAGCGCGTTCATCAAGTTACTCATCAGCAGCCCAATTCCTGGCCTGGCAGTCACACCGGGCTTGCAGTTCTGGTATGTCGCGCATCAGCATGTCGGCCAGGTCGTAGCGGTGGCTGTGATCGACGTAGCCCGATAGCACGGCGGCGATACGGGTACGGAGGTCTGCGGATTGACCGGCAGGATCGCTGCTGATCGACCGCTCCAGCGCCGCCACCCGGTCAGCCAGATCGCGCACGTCTGCGTCGGTGGCATCCATGCTGGCGGTGATGTTGCGGGTGACAAAATCCAACCGATCCCACCACTTCTGCTTCTTACCCACCGTCGTACTCCCAGGTGATCCGCAGCTCCCGCTCCCCGATGCCGATGGTGATGAACTGGTCGTTTTCGCGCAGCTCCTCGACGATGGCGCGCACCAGGCGCGCGGTCAGGTCGTTGCTCACAGGTCGAGCAGACTGACGGTGCCCAGGCCGGATCCGGTGGCGGTGCGGGCGGATTCGCGGCGCAGCTCGTCCTGCAGCTCGGTGTACATCTTGTCGACCCACCACTTGCGGCCTTTGGCGAATGACTGGTAGCGCACCGGCTCGCCGTCCCAGCGGCCCTTGTGCTTGTAGAACACCCACTTGACGATCAGCCCCGCGTCGCGCTTGCCGTAGAGGCGCTGCATGCCTTTGAACACCGAGCGTTCCGGCAACCCCTCGACGGGCAGGTTTAACCCGAACGCTTCCTGGTAACTCTTGATGTATGACACCAGCTGATCGGGAGTCATGTCCTCGCACCGGATGCCCATGTCTTCTTCGAGGGGGTCTGTATCGCTGAAACTCAAGTCGCTCCAACCTCTTTCGACATATCGTGATCCTGCAGAACCACTATAACCGATGGCGGCGACAATCGTCAGCTATACGCGGATGTGTCTCGCCGTTTTCGGTTAGTCAGCACGTTCTCGCATTGCGACCGCAGCGCGTGTGAATAGCTACGGATCTTGGAACGATGCTCGTGTTCGAGGTCTTCCAGGCGACGACCGGTCTCTTCGATTTTGGCGACCGGCCAGAAGATGAGAACGCTGTGCGGCTCGTCGGCGGCGTGGGCCGGGGTTGTCGACATCTGTAGGCATTTGTCGTCGAATCCGGTGATGTAGCCAACCGTGCACTGGCCGTCGGTCTCTTTGATGCGGAACTCGACCTCGCGATAGATCCGGCGCACCAGATACCGCTGCATGATCTGATCACTGCTTAGGCCGATGTCGATATTGCCGGGTTGGCTCACGTCGTCGTCCTCTGTCCACTGTGGCACTACAAACACTGTCATAGCTTCTGGACGCTCCCCCTCGGATTGACCTGGTTAGCCATCCCCCCAGGACAGCAGGGTGTCGGCCATCAAGTCGACCCCGCGTGTCACCTCGTGCGGAGACGACACCAGCACCGGGGCCAGCCGGACGGTGTCACCGAACGCCGGTTCCACGTGCAAGCCGTGGTGCCGGGCGGCAATCGGGAAGGCGGCGGCGCGCTGTTCGTCGGCAAACTGCAGGCCGCGCAGCAGGCCGGTGCCGTGATGGCCAACCAGCAAGCCGGGGAACTGCCCGACCAGCCCGTCCAAGCCGTCGGCCAGGGTGCGCGTCAGATCCTTGACGTGCTCGATCACGCCGGGGTGGGTGCGGGTGAACAAGGCGTGCCCCATCGCGCAGGCCCACGGGTGGCCGGAATGCGGGCTGGGGGCGTGCAGGTTGTCAAACCAGTCCGGAGGGGCCACCACCGCGCCCAGCGGCAGACCGCCGCCCAGCGGCCCGCCCAGGACGGTCAGATCGGCCATCAGCCCCAGGTGCTCCTGCCCCCACAGGTGGCCGGTGCGCCCGAAGCCGGTACCGGACTCGTCGACGATCACCGGCACGCTTTCGGTGCGGGCGCGCAGCATCCACTCCCGCGCGCCGGGCACCGGGGATCCGGTGACGGTGGTGGGAGCCAGCAGCAGCGCCCCGTACTGGGTCCAGTCCACGCCGGACCAGTCGGTGGAGAACAGCACCGGCATGCCCAGCCAGTTGTGCCAGCCGGTGTTGAGCACGGCGACCGGTTTGTCGGCGGCAGCCAGCCGGATGGCGGTGTGCACGGCCTCCCGCTGCCCCTCGCAGAACAGCACCTTGCGCGGGGGTTCGTCGGGCCGGGTGAACGCCGCCGACAAATCCTGGGCGTACTCGACCGGCCAGCGCAGCGCATGCTGGCCCTGCACGCCGGTATAGCCGTAATACTTCAGGTGGTCGGTCAGTGCATCATGCAACGACAGCATCCGGTGCCCCAGCGGGTTGAGATGCGCGGCGAAGTCGATCATCTCGTTGCGGTAGTCGTCCCACAGATAGAGCAGATCGGCTTTGGCGACCGGCAGCGGATCCGGCGTTGCCGCCGCCAGGTACGTGGCATGGCCGTCCAGTCGGGGCCGGACCGCCTCGTCGATCAACGCGACAAACGCGTCCTGCGGATTACCCACCTCAGTCGGCGTGCCGCAGCTTCACGTCGGGGTGCGGGTTCCACTCCCCGTCCTTGGCGTTCCACACGGTCTGATCCGGACGCATCCAACGCCACCGGTTGCGGCCCAGGTGTGCGTGGTGCCAGCCCTCCCGTTCGCGCCATTCCACGCCCATCTCGGCGTAGCGGATCCGGCGCATGATCGTCTTGAGCTGGTCCGCGTCGAGGTTGCCGCGCCGGTAAGACGACTTCATGATTTCCTTGAGCAGCGGCACGGTGAACCTGCGCCTGCCCTTGACCGGGTGGCCGATGCGGTCCGGGTCGATAGGGGTGCCGTCGGCGTAAGTGAACACACCCTCCCGCAGCCCCCAGTACAGCCACTGGTTCGACCGGTCGAAGAATTCCGCCGCCTCGCTGGTGGAAAAAATCGGCTCCACCCCGGCCTCGGTCATCAGCTCTTCGTCGCTCATCTGATCCGGCAATCGCATGCTCTTGCGCTTGCGGCTGCCGGGCTTGGGTGGGTCGACGTGGATAGGCTGATCGCCCCGGTCGGAAAACGCGGGGCGATCAGCGGAGTGATCCACGACTTCGACGATGGTGTCGCTGTCGTTGTTCACAGATACCTCATTCCTGGTTGGGTGCGAGATCCCGCACCATGAGACGAGCGGACTTCCACTCGCCGGGCACGACCGCGTCGCGCATCTGCTCCATCAGAGCGGGATTGGCCACCACGGCGGCGGACAGGGCGGAGTCGTTCACCTCGTAGGTCACCTTGACCGTGGTGATCTGAGCAAACAGGTCATCGCCCAGGACGGCACGCAGCTTGTCCATGTCGAACTCGGCAGGCTTGCGGCCCGCGCCCTCGCGGCAGAAACGCTTGCCCAGCTCGGGAACGTCGACCTCCATGTTGGTGTGCTCGGGGAATTCCTCGCCCATCTCGGCGGCGGCGAGATCCATGTGGCGGAACACCAGGGTGCGAACCATGTCCTGGATCGCGGCCTGCGACTCGGCGACGATCTTGCCGTCCAGGTAGGACCGCATCAGCTCGAACGCGTCGTCGTCGGTGAGACCGCGCTCCATCAGCTCGTCGGACTTGGCGGCGATCTTCTTGCCCAACGGCAGCAGGGTGGACATTGCGTCGCTGACGCGGGCCAGCTCGATCTTGTTGTTCTCGGCCAGCGCCTTTTGGTGCGCGGCCTTGCGGACGGCGGCGTTGTTGCCCTTCTTCTCGATGGCCGACGCGGTGTCGACCTCAGCGAGGATGTCCTTGACCAAGCTGTTCTTGGTCTGCTTCTTCAGCTCGGCGGCGAGCTTGGTGGTGGCGAGGCTCTGGGACTTTGCCATGGGGATCACCTGTTCTTTCATCTCAGTGGGTGGTAACACCAGGTTAGGCTATAGCCCGGACAAAGTCAAACTACCCTGTTTCCGCTGCTCCGGCGGTGTCGTCGACCTCCGCAAGCTGCTGCAGCTCCACTATTTTCATGGCGGTGGCCTGTTCTACCATGCGGCGCTCCCATGGCGACATGCATTCCCACACTGTATCCCCGTTAAACCAGTGCTGCACGATCACCAGCAGCATTTGGCCCAACCATTCCGTCGACAGATACCCGAAAGTTTGCTCGGCAACCTCAAAAGCCTGCAGTAAGCTATCCCGAACAGTTAGCTGTGGCTCGTCTTCGACCATCTTTTCCGCCGCATCCACCCAAAACACCAGGAAATCGCGGAATTTCTGGGAATCCTCGTCGGCATTAAACTCCGTCAGCTGCTGATTCCACTGCTCTTCGTCTCTGACATGCATATGTTTAACCTCTCTGAGCTGCGGATACACGGGTGAGCAAAGCTATGAAGACCTCCCAGGCCCCCGACCTCCCATTGTGCCGCCCACGGTTCGTCTCCACCACCTCTGGCCCTCTGACCTTTTCTGGCCAAAGGGCTTCAGATCCGACCGTCACTACGTTTGCAACCGCAGATCCGGCAGCCCGCCTGTCCGAGCCTTTTAAGGAATGAGCACGACGGCGAGGACGTATTAGGTGCCAGGCCGCAGCAGGAGACGGTTGGTATTGGTAACCCGGCGGACTCGTCCGTATAACGCCGGGGGCGGTTTATCCTCCCGCTTGTCAGGGAGCCGCTTGTCCCGAAAGTCCCATATCTGGTATTTTGGAACATGGCTCCAGTTGATACGAAGGCCCCCTAGCCTGCCAGGGCGATGATGGGGGCCTTCGTCATTCTTACACCGATGTGATTCGAGTCGCAACACCCTGACCGGCGGGTCCATCCTGTAGTATCGACACATCATGCCGTTACCCACCCTCGACGACGTGGAAAAGCGGGTCACCGACCTACTCGATTCCGCCGTGCCCCCGTCCCGGATCATTCTTGTCGAGGAACACCCCGAGTACCGGGGTTACCTGCAGTTCGAGCCGCTCGACGAGACCGCCAGGGGGATGTTCTACGGCGAGTACCGGGACTGGATGAGCCGCCACCTGATCCTCAACGAGCTGCACCTGGCCCGCCGGTTCACCACCCAGCTGGAACGCGACGGGTATTACCCGCTGTGGACCCCCAGCACCGCGCCGATCCAGGCCGACATCGACCGGTGGAGCGCCCCGCTGGCCATCGAGGGCTACGAATTCCGGCCCTTCCAGGCGTTCTCCCTCAACCGCGCGTTGGAGCGGGCCATGGTCGGCGAGAACGCCTCCGAGCGGTTCTGGTTTTGGAACTGGTCGGCGGGCGCGGGCAAGAGTTTCTGCTCCGGCGCTGCCGCCAAGGCGTTGTTCCAGTCCGGCGACATCGACATCGTCATTGCCTGCACCCTGTCGAAGCTGAAAGAGAATTTGCGCCGGACGTTCGAGCACCCCGCCGGGCTGGACGCGGTCGTCAACGACGGCACCAAGGACAAGCGCCGCCGGGGCTACCAGGCCGAGCATCAGGTCTATGTCATGAACTACGAAAAGCTTTGGGTCGACGAGACCGAGGTGGCCGAGCTGACCTTCGGCAAGCGGGTGCTGTGGGTGCTCGACGAGGGCCACAAGCTCATCACCGACAACGGCCAGAACAAGGCCCGCCAGGCCCTCGACCGGCTCACCGACGCGTGCACGGCCATCGTATGGCCGATGAGCGCCACCGTGGTCGGCGGCAACCCGCTGAGGTTCAGGGATGTGTTCAGCCTCGACGGCAGGCCGACCGCCAACCCGCTGTCGACCAAAACCGATTTCATCCGGCGCTACGCCAGCCGGGTCAACAACGTCCCGGTGAAAACCAAGAGCGGGCGGGCGTTTGCGTTCACGACCTACGACTGGAACCTCACCGCCTTGCAGGAGGTGCGGCATCGAGTCGGCGACCGCACCATGGCGGTGCGCAAGACGGATCCCGGCGTGCGCGAGCAGTTCAAGGGCATCGAGACCCTGCCGGTTCAGGTGCAGGCCACCCCGGCCACCCGCGAGTTGCTGGATCTGATCACCAGCAAGGCCCGCGCCGCCCAGCAGCGCGGTGAGGGGCTGGCTCCGCACTACCTGATGGCCCGGCTTGCGTGCATCAATCCCGAGGCGCTGCGGCACAGCAGTTCGCCGGAAGCCGCCGAGATTTTGGATGAGCGCCCCGATCTGCTCGATGCGGCGCACAGCGCCAAGATCGAAGTGCTCAACGGTCTGCTCGACGAGATCCGCGAGGCTCAGGACAAAGCCGTGGTGTTCTGCCACTGGACCGAACTGGGCCTGCTTCGGCTCGCGCCGCACCTCACCGTGCCGCACGTCCTGCACTACGGCACCGGCCAGTCGGCGGCGGAATCCCAGCGCGCCCAGGATCGGTTCAAGGCGGATCCGGACATCACCGCGTTCTGCAGCTCCGATGCCGGGACGCACGGGCTGAATCTGCAGGAGGCCCGCTACGTCATCAACGTGGACCCCACCTACTCCTACGACGACCTGGCTCAGCGCAACGCCCGCATCGACCGCGCCGACAGCCACCTCGACGGGTTGACCGCCTACGTGCTGATCACCGAGGACTCGGTGGAGGAGCGGGTGTGGGAGACCTGCGAGTCGCGCCGTCGGCTGGCTGCGGCGGTCCAGGGCACTCAGGAGGAGTTGAGCTACGGCGACGAGCGGTCGTCGCGGGACGAGAACAAGAACTTGGAGTGGCTGCTTTTCGGCGAGAGCTAGTTGTCTTCGTCGTCTTTTTTCGGCTTGTCGAACAGCGATTTGGGGAGCGGATAGTCCTCAGTGCGGGCATCCCAGACGATTCGCTCGGTGAGGTCGGCGAACCGGCCCGTGATGCCGTCATCGTCGGATTCCTCTTCGTCCTCGTCCTCGCCGCACGTGCACTCGTAGACGTACTCCACGTCCTCGTCGCGGTTGGCGATCATCGCCTGAACCACGTCGGAAACCGTTGCCTCGTAATGGTTTTCGATCCGCAGCACTTCGCGCCCGAAAACTTTGAACACCTTGATCCGCATGTGATTCCTCCTAGAGTAGGGCGAAGCTACGCAAGTCGAAGCCGTCGTCGTTGATGGCGAATACGGTCAGTGCCGGGTCGCCGTCCTCCCCCATCGTGTTGCGCACCCAGGCGGATCCGTTGTCGAGGGTGGAGGCTTGAATGTGGTAACTCGACTTGCCGGTCACCGGGTCGCGTCCGGAGGGCCGGAACGAGGGGTAGTGGAAGTGGCCGGTCAGCAGCACCTCGCACATCAAACGGCCTTCATGCTTCTGGTTTTTCCACCAGGGGATGATTCCGGCGGGATTCTTGGCCTGGTGGCCGTGCGCCAGGCCCAGCGCGGTGCCGCGAATCTTGAACGTCATCATTTCGTCGTAGTCGTTGTCGGGCCGGTGGAAGTGCACGTCCAGGCCGACCTCGTCGTTCATCTTTTCCAGCTGCTTGGAGATGTGCAGCCCCCAGTCGTCGTTGGGCTTGCCGATCAGGCTCTTGCCCCGCCGCCACTGACAGTGGTTGGACGGAATGGACAGCACATCGACGTGACCAAACTTCTCACACAGCTTGATCGTGCGCCAGAACTCGGTGGAGGCCAGGTCGACCTGAGCCTGTAGCGACAGGCCGTTGGTACGGGTCTGGGACAGCACGTTGTCGAAACCCTCGACGATGTCGCCCACGTCGGCGACCACCACGTGGTCGACTTTTGCGTCTTTGAGCCAATACTTCAGCTCGGCCCGCTTTTCCTCCAGCCGCTCGGCCAGTTCGGTGACCCCGCCCAGGTGGTCGACCTTGCCGGTCTGGATGTCGGCCCAGCAGACGACCGCTGTACGGCCCGTAGAAGCCGGTTCCTTCTTGCGCGGCCTGCTGGCCCTCATCTCGGCGTACAAAGCCGGGAGATTGACGCACAGGGCGTTTCTGACGGCCTTGTACTTGTAGGCGTTGAGGTAGACCGAGGTGGTGTCACCGGTCTTGCGGCCCTCGTCGTCGCGAACGGCGGATCGCTGTTCCCAGCGGCTGGCCGAGACCAGCTCCATGCCGATCTCGCCGGGCGCGTAGCCCAGCCGGGTCAGCACCTCGTCGAAATTGTGCGGGTCGAACTCGTCCGGCAGGGCACCGGTCTGGATGGTGCCCTCGTTACCGGCCCAGTCGGCTCGCCAGGCCAGCTCCTCGTCGGCTCCGGTGGCGGTGCCGTCCCAGGAATCCTCCAAGCTCACAGCTTGCCCTCCCGCCGTTTGGCAGCCAGCTCTAGGTGATGCTCGTGAACGTGACTGTGGAACGTGCTGCGCGCCACCTCGTGGCCGTCGGCGATCACCGCCCGTCGGAGGCGCTGCATGTTCCCGCGTGAGGTGAGAGCTTCGCGGACCTTTTCGTCAAAGAAGTCCTGGTCTCCCGGCGCTAGGGTTTTGTACCACTCGCACGTCTTGCAAGTACGCTTTACCAGGCTGTCATTGGCTGACTCGTAGCGATCCGCCAAACTCACGGGCTATGACCTCACTCCCGTTCGGCACGGTGCCGATCACCTATTCAGGTGTGTTCGGTGCCACTATCCAGGGGAGGTTTCGGTAACGATTTTCCGAGCCGGGTGCTATCCTGCCCGTTTCCGGCGCGGCCCTCGGTAGCCCTTGGCGACCGTGTCGGGGATGTCGTCGCGGGCGGCGGGGCGGCGGTGTTCGGGCATCCACCAGCGGTAACCCAGCTCGGGTTCGCAGGCTTTCAGCATTTCGAACCGGATCCGGGGCGGCACCTTGGAGTAGGGCACCGGCAGCACCACGGTTTTCCCGAGGTGGTAGATCAGGTGCTTGGCTCCCCGGCGGTACAGGTGGAAAACAATGCCTTGCCGGTCGGCCTCTCGGCTGATCTCGCCGATGATGCTGGTGATGCTGTCGCTCATCGGTCGGCCCCGGTGGCTTCGTAGCCCTTGATCAGGGTGTTGAGCGCGTTGGCGACGGCCATCTCGTCAGCACCGTAAGCCGACTCGAACGCGGCGTAGACGAGGTTCTGGGCCTCGGTCAGCCGGGTGCGTCGCTCGGTGCCGACCACCGCCAGCGCGTCGAGGATCAGCGCCGTCGCGGCGAGCGTATCACGAGCGAAGCTGGTGGTGTTGGTTGTTCCGACCATGGGCATGGCGGGTGTCCTTCCAGTGGGTGGGGTGGAGAAATTACCAGGAATCCCGGCGCAGGGAATCGGCCTTGTCGCGCTTGGCGACCTTGCCGTTGCGCCGCCGCAGCAGGTCGCGCTTGCTAGCCTGCGGCAGGGCGGCGGAGCTGCTGCGTAGGCCGAGCAGCTTCTGCAGCTGGGCCTCGGTCATGGCGGGAGCCAGGACGATGCCGGGGTTGTTCTTCTTGGCCATCGCTGGCTCCTTTCTGACGTGGTAGTTACCACGGTAGACCGACTATAGCTTGATGTCAAACAACGCCTGGTAAACCAACTGAATCAGAATGTTTGTTGCGTTCGAACTGTAGTTAGCGTATCGTTGTTCGTATCACCCACAACGGAGGTAACTGATATGGGGTATTGGGCTACGTCTCTGACCGGCATGTCGCTGCAACTGATCGGCGACCTAAACCCGGACGGATCCGAGATGCTGTGGGGCGATGCCCCCGCCGACGCGATTGACGGCGGGATCTCCAAGCTGATCGGGCGGCTGCGGGCCGACCTGGGGCGGTTCCCCACCGTCGACGAGGTCAACGCGATCAAGGCGACCGCACCGGAGATGATCGAGGCTATCGCCGCCGCCCGCAAGGTGTTTACCGAGGACATCGAGCGTGAACCCACCGACGGTGAGATCGCCGCCGGTCTGGCGTTCTGCGACACCGAAATCTCGCTGGACTACGAGCAGCGCAAAAACATCGTGGTCGGGGACACCATCCGGTGGCCGATCCTGCGTCAGCGAAATTTCTTTCAGGAAATCGACTACGTTGCCGAAGCCGCCGTCGAAGCCATCGAGGAGCGCGAGACCGTCAACAAGTGGACCGGGCTGATCCGGCCCAAAGCGGTCTACGTGGTAACCCACGACGGCGACAAGGTCGACGTGGACATCTGCGATGCCAATAAGGTGCTGCCCGGCGACGAACCGGTCGAGGTCGAAAACGCCCGCCGCGAAGAACGCCGCGCTCAGGAAGAAGACAGTTTCCTGCCCGACGAGGGCGACGACACCGGCGAGGACGACGGCGGTTTTGGGCTGATCTTCAACCGGTGAGCTAGCGCAGATAATTTGGGGTGATCGTGCAGCCGAACGCGTAAGCGTTGGGGCTGTTGATCACCGCCTGGATCTGCATCTGCTTGACCGGCTCGCTGGTGGTCACGATGGCCTCGGACTTGGTGTACCGCAGGTCGGTCACCTCCACCGGCTCGGCCCCGCTGATCAGGTCACCGTTCTGGTCGTAAACCGGCGGCTCGCCCAGCCGGGCGAAGTACCGGATCGGCGTGGTCTCGGTGTAGAGGTCGGAGACGTACAGCTCTTCCTCCTCGGATCCCTCGACGGTCAGCTCGGCGGTGTACTGCTGGCGCGGAGTGCCCGGCACGCTGGCCGAGAAATCGTCGACCCACACCGAGCCGCCGGTGCCCGCCGACGCGGGCACTACAACCTGGAACGCCACCGAGACAATGCCGCGCCCCTCCGGCACGGTCACCGAAGTCGCCACCGGCTGCCAGGTGCTGCCGCTGCTGGCCGCAGAGATCGCCGCCGTCGAGGCGTTCACCGTGAGGTCCGAGGTGTCGACCACGTCTCCGGCCAGGTTGTAGAACACCGGCCTGACCGAAATGTTTCCGCTCGCGGTCAGCCCGGACCAGTTCACCCACGCCGAGGCGCTGACGGTGGTGTTGGTCAGCAGATCCATCGGTTCGCCGGTCAGCGTCGACTCGGTGCCGTTGGTGGCCAGCTTGGCCGAATACAGCCCGGTGTAGCCCTTGTCCGAAACCGCCGTCCAGGTGCCTCCGTGCGGGATCCAGCCGTCGAGGCCGAGATCGAAGCTGGCGTTGGCCAGCGGCTCGGGAATCTCGGCGAACGCGGTCGCAATGTCGATCCACCGCCCGGCGGGCGCGGAGCTGACGCTGCGGAAGATCTCCGGCATGTTGGTTTCGGCCCGCAGCGGGATCCCGGCTCCCAGGAACCGGTACAACCCGTTCTCCACCACGTCGTCCTGGCCGGTGAGGTTCAGCAGGGTGTTCTCGGCCACCGCCTGTCCGCCGATCTCGGCAGGCGGGTTGACGACGTTGACGTTGGTGCTGACCGTGACCTGCTCCGTCACGTCCGGCGGAGTCACCGAGACCGGCTGCAGCGGCACCGACGCACCCTGCCAGCGATACAGGCCGTTGTCGATGGTGTCGTCCTGGTTGCCCAGGTAGACCAACGTGTTGGCCGACAGCGTGATGCCGTTGATGGATCCGCCCGGCGCGGCCAGGTTGACGTGGCTGGTGGCCACCACGCGCGGGGTGCCCAGCTTCTCTTCGAGGATCACCGCGCCGTCGCTGCGCTTGAGCCGCAGGATGATGTTGTTGCCGGTCTGCTTGGGGCGGTAGATCACCGCGCCGATCCGGAACTTCGCGCCGGGCACGAAATTGAGCCACTGCTGCAGCTGGATCCCGGCCTGGCCGCTTCCGGCGGCGCGGGTGAAGTGCACCACCCGCTTACCCAGGTAGCGCCGGTTGTTGTCGACGTTGATGGCCACGAGGGCATACGAGGTGCCCCAGTCGGTCTCCGCGTCGGCCCACGTGGCCAGCGCGTCGGCCCAGCTGCCCTTGGGGATCTTGGCCGGGATCACGCCGAAGTACGGCGACAGCTCGGTGTCTTTGATCAGGTCGGTGTTTTCGTCGATGTCGACCCACAGCGAGTTGGATCGCGCCAAGCCGGAGTCCTGGAAGGTCAACGTCACCTTGCTGAAATCGGACTGGCTGATCAGTTCTTTGGAGGTCAGCACGCCCGGCGTGGACGGCAATGCCGCCGTGACCGGGTCGCTGTAGATGACTTGCGTGCCCTCGGAGTCGGTGACCTCCCGCTTGAACCGCTGAATGTTGGTAAACACCCAATGGTCTTCGGTGTAGTGCGGGAAGCTGTAGACTGCCGTGTCCTCACCGGCCACATACGACGACCGGTATGGCTGCACCTCACGCACCCCGGCGAAGTAGGCGATGGCCGCGTCACGCTTGACCGTCTTCCACTCGTAGCGGTGCACCTGAGTCGTGTTGAACCGAAGCCGTGATTCCAGCGTGAGCTTGCGCTCGGTAACCGTCTGGGTGTCGGTCAGCTTTCGCATCACCGAGGCCGGAACCTTCAGCTGCTGTCCCGGATAGATCCACCAGTCGGTGCCCCGGATCGGCATGGTGCCCATCGAGTTCACCTTGGTGATCGAGTCCGGGTTTGCCTCTTCGATTTCTTTCCACGGCACGTCGACGTAAGGCTGAATCGCTTGCAGCCCTTCGGCTTTGATGATCGTGTTGTATTGATCTTGCGCCAGCACGTAGGGCTGCATTGCGTCGCGCGCGTACACGTATCTGCTGGCGGCTTCGATGCGGGTGGTGTCGGTCAGCGCGGTCTTACCCTTGTTCGGCAGCGTGTCTGCCAGATAAGGCTGTCCGGCGCTGATGAGCACCGGCGGAACCTGCGGCCCAATCATGTTGCCGATGGCCTGCATCACCGAGTTGGGGTCAAGCCAGTTGACCGACCGCACGCCGTTGAGCGAAATGAACGTGCCCATTCCGAGGAACCCGCCCTGGCCGGTGTAGAGCCGCGCTCCCAGGCTGGAGGACTGAGTCACCGAGATCGGGTAGGTCTGGTACTTGACTTCGATGCCGGATTCGTAGATCGGGTAGGGCTGCTCGGTAAGGTTGGTGAATTCGAGCTTGAGGTATTTCATCGAAATGGGTTGCGGCAGATGCAGCATGCCCTTGATGGCGACGTAGTTCCGCCAAATCGGGGTCCATTCCTTGTCTTCGAAGTGCGACTTGTCCGAGCCGCCGGAGCCGTGCTCGCGCGAGACGAACGGGGCGGCGTAGATCGCGTTGTCCAGGCTGGTGGACGGGTACTTGCCATCGTCGCCGACGATCACCGGATCCGGGTCGCAGTACAGCGTGGGGTTGGCCAGGAACGCCGTTGTTCCGGTGGTGTAGCTGGCCATTTTGACGATCAAGTTGCTGATCGTGCCCCGGAAGTTGTTGACCTGAGCCGGACCGTCAAAGCTGATCAGCTGCGGAAGGTTGGTCACCTGCTGATCGAGGCTGGCGATCTCCCGCCCCCGACTGTCGAGCACCTTGAGGTACACCTTGGGGTTAGGCAGGTATTTCCATCCGGCGACCACCTTGATCGCGTCGCCCGCCGCCCACTCCTGGCTGATCGCGCCGGTCGACCACACACGGGAGTCGGTGCCGCTGGACAGCTGCAAGGAGAAGGTGCGCAGCACGGGATCGTAGAACAGCGACGGCTTGTACGCGGTGTTGGTCGGCTCTCCGGCCTGAAACAGGGTGGGGTTCTGCGCCAGCTGCGGATCCGAGGACGTGGAAAAGTTGGGTTTCCACTCCACGCCGATCCATGCGTCCTGATTGCCGTGCGGGCCGACCGTCAGCGGCCAGCGGTAGAAACTGTCGGCGGTTCCGGTGGCGGTGTCAACCAGACCCTTGCCGGGGCGATGCTCGACGTTGACCACCGACGGCACGCCGATCTGGTACTTGGAATTGACCGCCGGTGCGCGGCCCGAAGGGAATGTCAGTTCGGTGGCGGTGTTACCGGCAATCTGCAATGTCTGACCGTCGGCGGTGAGCAGATAGGCACCCTTGGTGAACCACTGGTTCGTCGTCCAGCTTTTGGTGCTGTCGGTCAGGGTGGTGGTGCTGCTAGCCGTCACGGCACCGGTGGCCAGGATGGTGAATGCGCTGGGGGCCAGCGTGATCGGCGATAGCTCACGCATGCCGACGGTGCCGTCAGAGGTGTAGTACATGTTGAGGTGCTGTCCGGCGTAGACCGGATCCAGATACACCCGGTCAATGACCTGCGCCGCGCCGTTTTCGTCGCGCACGTCCAGGTACAGCGACACCACCGCCGCCGGGTCGGGCTGCGGTGCTGAGCGCCAGAACGTGGTGTAGTTGTCGTCGGCTGCCTGAGACGCGTCCCAGTCCCGGATAAATTTCGAGACCGTGTTGCCCATCACGTCGGTCTCGTCCTCGAAAGAACCGCCCAGATGGCGGTCGTAGACGTTGCGCCGGATCAGGGTGTTCTTCAGGCCGACCGGATAGGGGGTGGTGTCCAGCACGCCGTCGGCATAGCGGGTCAGTCGAATCTGTACTTTTTTGGCGACAATCGGGTAACAGTGCGTGGCCCACTTGAACCAGCTCTTGGTGTCGGATCGGTCGACACGAACCTTCAGCGGTACCCGTTCCGGATCAAGGATCGGTCGCCAGTTGTTGGAGCGGTCCTGATACCACAGTTCAGCGACGCACGGTACTCGCAGCACGTCGAGGGCGATTTCGGACACCGACATCGGAAGACGGAACGTGACGGTGACGCACTCGGTCTCCGATGACGTGCCGACCCGATGCTGACTGAACCATTCCCGGTTTCCGGTGTCGGATAGCTCGTTGTTCGAATCCTGTTCCTTGCCAAGGATTTTCAGCAGCAGCTGAACCAGCGGCAGCGAATAGTGATAGTCGTAATAGAAATTCGTCTTAGCCACTGGGCTATCCCTTCACAAACAGAGAGGGGTTGCGGATCTCGATGGCGGTGCCGCGCGGCTTGTGCGCGGTCCAGCTACTAGTCACCGTCGATTCCCGGCTCGGCGCACTGTAGGCAATGGCCAGATCGGGGGTGAAGATCCGCTTGGAATTACTGGTCTTCTGCGCCGGAAGGCGGTAGCGAAGATCGTTGGCCTCACCGCCCTTGGCAAGCACTTCGGCTTTCTTGGCCGCGACTGCAGCGGCCTGACTGGCGAATGGGAAATGGTAATCCGAGTAGTCCTGGGGGTTGAGCGCCGGAGCCTTTTCCGGGGTCAGACCGAACTTGCCGCCCGGATAATTGTCCGGACTGTCCGCCTTGTCGTAAAGCTGCCAGGGGCCGTATTCCTCGCTCTGCTCATACCATTCCAGCGACGCTTCGGCCTTGACGCTGCCATCCTTCTGCAGGGTGCCGTAGGTGACCTCGTCGATGGGCGACCGCTTTCCGCCGGACACCAGGTAGAAGTACCCGTACTCCTGGGTGATGTTGAACTGGCCGTAAGGGGCCAGTTCCGGGGTTTTGGAATTCAGCCAGCGCTCCGAAGGATCCAGGTCGATGGCGAGCAGTTCCGGCGGCGGCAACTGATCAAGCGCCGGGGTGCCGGTGACTATTTTCTCCACCTGGTAGTAGGTGGAATCGGCGGTGATCGCCCGCATCGAAATCGGGTAATGAACGCTTAGCCCGTTCGGGTCGATGGTGATGACCGTGTCAATGTCGCGGACCTTGTTCAGCATTTCCAGCAGCAGCCGGGCCTCGCGCGGGGTGAGGTCTTTCTTGTGCGGTACGACGGTCACCTCGGAGCGCGACTTGACCTGCTGAATCCGCCATCCGGTCTTGCCCACCAGGAACGCGTCGGCATCGGCCTTGTCATGGAACAGCACCCGATGACCGGTGTTCATCTGCACGACGGCATACGCCGCACCCTCGGCCCGGCCCAGCGGCTCGCTGATGCCGAAGTTGTCGATCCAGCGCCAGTTCTCGATAACCTGGCAGTCGGAACTGATCGCCGCATGTACGGTCTCGCGAATGCCGTCTACGGTGTTGCCGTGGCCGCACGCCTTGAAGTATTCGCGGATCCGGCTACGGTATTGCGCGTCTTTGGCGAACACCTCGTTCCACTGATCCGAATCCAGCTGTTGCTTCATGGGATCGTAGGTGTACGCCTCGGAGGTGGCCCGGCTCAGGAACCGGACATTGCCGAAGATGTAGTCCAGGTCGGATCCGTAAATGCTGTCCAGCGAACCCGAAAGGCGCTGCAGGAACGCTTGCTTCTTCAGGCTGCCCGCACCGGAATCGCCGCACAGCGCGTCGATGAACCGGTACAACAAGGTGTTGGTGTTGGTGCCGCTGGAATACACGTTGTAGACGTGCTCGTCGAAGTGCTCCATCCGAAGCTCGGTGGACTTCGGCGGAAACAACGGAAACGGAGTCTGGGAAGCCATCAGATCACCTTCCTAGACTGACCGCCGCGCCCAGCGCGGCTATCGCGAAGCCGAAAGCCACCAACGCAAGAACCAGACCAATGTAAGCGGCATGGTGCGGGTCGGGCTTGAGCGGATGCCTGGCCATGGGTCATCGGTTAGCCGTCCGGCGGATGATGGCCTCCATGAACACCGGCAACTGGTTGTCGTTGAGCTTGAAATCCGCTCCGCCCTGAGCGGCTTCGTCATGGATGGCCAGCGGGACGATGTCGGCGCTGTCAACGAAAGTCTGGATTCCGTAGTTGTTCTTGGTTACGCCGTCGACCTGAACGATGGCTCCGGGGTCGGTCGACTTGGTCAGCTTGACGTTGTCCACGCCAAGCACCTGTCGGACCGCCAGCAGCACGTCAGACACCTCGATCCAGGCCCCGTAAGGCAGGCCGGAAAAGTAGGTCTTGAGCTGTTCCTGAACCGCGTTGTTGACCTGCTGCGGCACGAAGCCCCGGTCGTATTCCACCGACAGGTAGAGCCGGATGTATTGGTACCCGGCCTGGTGCACCATCACGTCGGTGGCGACCTGCTTGCTGGTCTTGATGACCGCCTGCAACAGCTGCGGCACCCGGTTGTAGATGTAGGTCAGGGTGACGTTGGTGCCGACCTCGACCCGGTTCGGCATCCACTCAATTCCGGCGATTTCGTAAGGCGTTCCGGCCAGCAGTGTGGTCGGGTTGGCTCGCAGCTCCGGGGCCGACCGGATCAGGTGGTAATCCACGCCCTGCACGTAGCTGTCGGTGATCGGCACTCCGTCGATGACGTTGGTCAGGGTGATGATGGACGGAAAGCTGGTCACCGGCGTGGATCCCAGCCGGGTGAACTTGTGTCCGTTGAGCGGGCTGCCCGGTGTGCCCACGCGGGCGAAGTTTCCGGCGTAAAGCTGGTCGTTCTCGTCGCTGTTGAGCGTGGTGGCGGTGACTTTGGTGCGCTCGGTGACGGTGTATGGCTCGGCCCCGTTGACGAACACGTCAACCTTGTTGGTGATGCCGTTCTCCGGGTCGTTGCGGCTGGATCGGGTGGTGTACTCGAATTCCAGATCCACCACGTCACCGACGACCATCGCGCCGGTGGGAATCCGGGAGAACTGGGGTCTGCCGGGTGTCGGTCCGCCGACCCACTGATAGTCCACACCGCGCCGGTAGAACACCTCGTCGGACTGGCCGAGGTTCTTGTACACGTGCACGTGCCAGTCGCCGTCCCAGGCGTATTTAATGTCGGCGCTGATGTAGGGGTCCATGGTGATGGTCGTGGTGTCGGGCACGACGATCTGGGTGGCGTATTTCTTGATCGGGCCGAAGCATGCCGCCTTGGACACGTGCTTGTTGGTGTAGCACAGGTTCAGGTACCAGTCCTCGGTGCCGACCACCGAGCGCAGGAACGTGTTCTTGAACCGCTGGCGCAATTCCGCGTCGGTCTCCACGTCCACGCCGCCGGTAAAGGACTGCAGGTTGGTGACCGAGGTCGCGCCCAGGATGTCGCCGATGAAGACGATGGTGTCCGGCGGGACGTTGCCGGTAGTGCCGACGATGGTGCATTCCACCGGCACGTCGACGATGTAGGAGCCAGCCGGGATCATCACGGCCTGGGTAGAGGAGAAGAAGAGCGGGCTTCCCGAGGACGGCAGCGACTGCCGGGTGTAGAACTGGGATCCCAGCGGGATGTTGATGTCCTGGATGTTGGCCGTGTTCAGCTCTACACGTACCGTTCCGCTGGCCTTGCGGCCCTGTAGCCGCCCGAAACCGAAGATGCCGCAGAACTGTTCCAGTTCCAGCCCGGCCTTGCTCTCAATGTCCAGCAGCGACCCGACGAGGTACTGGTCGACGTAGGACTCGCTGATCGCCTCGGCGACCGCATCCACAATCTTGCGTTCCGGGGTGCCCAGCTCCAGCGAAAAGCCGGGGGCGGTGACTGCCAGCGTGGCCAGAATTTCCTTAGCCACGATGTCCGGGGTTTTAGCCACTTCGGCTCCTCACAAAACTTTACTTACGATTGGGCGAAATGAAAGTTCCAGCAGCTTGCCCGTTGGCAATCTTGATGGTGGTGTACTGATTAGATCCGTTGCGGAGCTTGAGGGTCACCCAGATGGTGTCGTAGCTGAGCTTGACCTTGATGTCTTCGACGGACACCAGCAGCTCGCTGTCCGACAGTTTTTCGGGGTTTTCCTTGAACCGGCGCAGCTGCGCAGCCTGGTAATTCTGCAATACCCGCAGGATCTCGGACTGCACCTGGGCGCGCACCGACTCCGAAGCGATGGTGCCGATGAAATCTTCGAGGATGGATCCCATGTTCACGTGGAACCGGTCTCCGCCGTAACGCTCCACCAGCCAGCAGTTGATGTCCTGCCGGAGCTTGTCTACCCCGTAGACAAGGTCGAGCCGCGACCCCTTGCGGGCCAGATCGCCGTCGACGATGGCCAGGCTGTAGCTCACGGTGCGGCCCTCCTATCACTCCTTCTAGGCGCTGTGCAGGACGGCCACAGGGTGTTACTCGACGGGCTGGGCCTCGACGACATCGTTGAGGGTGGCGCGCTTTTCCTCGACCACCGATTCGGTGCGGGCGCGGCTGGCGGCAGTCAGCAGATCCAGCAGACTGCCCCCGTTGCCGCCCTCACGAGCGATCCTGCCCTCGATCTTGACCCCGTTGGGGCCGTCGGTGAAGTTGACTTCGGCGAACTCGCCGTTGACCCACTCGGAGCCGTTGACCTCGATGCGCAGGTGTTTCATGCTGTTGTCCTTACTTAGGAGTCGGGTGGAATCAGTGTAGCGGGAGCGTCGCTCAGAGACCGTTAACCACGTTCATGAGGTACTGCGCGGCGATTTGGTAGGCAGTTGATCCCGACGAGGGGAAAGTTCCATTGGCCAGCGGGGGTGGGTAATGCGGGTACAGGGGATGACCGCCGCCGCCGATTGTGGTGCTGATTCCGGTCAGAGCATCGGTGATGACGTGGTTCGCCGCCGGGGAGGTAATCGTGTTGGTCAAGGCTCCAAAGAATGTAGCCGCCAGCAGTCCGGCGATCTGCCCAATCGGGCCGAAGGCGTACAGCGAGGCCCCGGTGGCGTTGGTTATGGACTGACCAAGAGCCGAATCTCCGACTCCTGACGCGATTTCCATAGGCATGGTGAAGTCCCAGCACCAGGACGGGGTGTTGGTCATTCGTAGTTCCGCCGGATACATGCCATGCCCGCCGGTCGTCGAGCCGTCCACATCAAATGCACCTGAATAACCGCTGGAGCCTGGGTAGGTGTGGTTCAGCTCGCGGGTGGGTGCCCCGAACGTCACCGCCGCCACCAGGTCGTTGGCCCGCGACTCTAGCAGCCCCCCGGCGCGGGTTTCCTTGATCAGGAGGTGGGCCACGGCACCGCCCTGGCTATACCCACCAACCGCAAACTTGGTTCCGGCGGGTTTGGTGAGAATGTCGTTGACGATGAACTTCACGCCCGCCTTGATCGAGGACAGGCCGTTGAGCAGGGTGGCCGGGTAGATGACCCGCTGGATCTGCCATTTGGTCGAGTCGAGCAGCAGCGGGAACGGGTCGTAATGTTCGCCGCCCTCGGAGCGAATGATCTTTCCGTTCAGACCTTTGATGTTGAAACCGTCGGTCGCCGTCCCCGGATTGGGGATCAGGTTGCCCATGAACTCGGTCAGCCAGGAGGTGCCGTTGGCCCAATAGAACCGGGGCTTCTTGGAGTCCTGAGAGCCGGGTGGAATGAGTGTGGTTGACCAGCCGACCTGGCCGGTGGTCGGAATGACCAGGGGCGCGGTAGCGTACACTTTGGCCCTGTCGTTAAGCCACTTCAACGCTAGCTGGTAGCAAGTTTCACTGCCCGGAGCGGGTTGTAGGTAATTGTGTGTGATGACGGTTGGGCCAGGGCCAGTACCGGCTCGCGACCGGCCCGACTTGTTGCTAACCCCCGGAACCGAGCTTCGCGGCGGTGAAGTGGCGGTGTATTCGGTTGTCACCGGAGTCGAAATAGAAGAATAACCGGTGCTGGAGTTATACGGGGGCAAAGATGGGTATAAAACATGACCGCCGCCGCCGACGCTTCCTTGCTGATTGGCCCCGTCAATTAGATAATTAACAATACTGCCAACGCCACCCATAGCGGTTGAAATTGCGTTAATCAAATTAGATGGTATAAGCCAGCTTAGTAGCCCTTGAGCAAGGATGTTTCCTAATTGCTCTGGCGTAAAATCTAAAAGAGCACGGTTTCCTTCAGTCCACAATATGCCAGTTTGAGAATCGCCGGTTGAAGTAATAACGTCATCGGGATTGGCGAACTCAATCCATTCGGTGCCGTCGCAGTTTGTTAATCTCGCCCACGGCCCATCTGCCGGAAAACTTCCATGCCCTCCGGTGTCGGATCCTGGAACATCCCAAGCCCCCGACCAGGTGCCGCCAATTTCTCCACGGTGATTGACCTGACGGCGTGGATTACCAAAACACACTCCCCCCAAAAAAGAAGGATACCGACTAGTTAAAGAACCGTATCTCAGCTCGTTATACACACCCGACATCACCGCCGCGCCCTGTGAAGTTCCCCCGATGGCAAATGGTTTTCCCGCAGGAAGGGCGTTGATTCTGGCAATTACTTTTTCAATGCCGTCATTGATTGACGCACCCATGCCACCAATAAGCGCACCGCCAGTGGCAGCAACCCCCAGAAAAGAATCAGCGAAATTGACTCTTTCTGGCTCCCATGCGTCGAGGTCGAGCATGAACGGGAACGGGTCGTTCATCACCCCGTCGGGCCAGGGGAAGACGGTGCCGTTCAATCCTCTGACGTAGCTGGTGATCGGATCGGCGGAAGGGTTGATTTCTTTGTCGCCCCAGAACCACCGACCTATACCGGCAAGCTGAAGTCCGGTGCCGAAAACAGAAAACGTGTAAGCGGTGCCGGTGCAGTAGAAGAACGCTGCTTTGCTCATGCAGGCGGGGCGGCAGGTTCGATGGGCGGCAGCGGGTCGGCGACGTTAGTTTCGGGGACGTACAAGTCTTCCCATTCCGGGCCTTCCACTTCCTGCGTCCAGGTGTTGCGCGGACCCGTATTGGGAGAGGCGCACGACCACTCCATCATCATCTGCTGCGGGGTGATGCCGAGCGGGAAGATGTTACGGACAGCTACCTCACCAGTAGTGGTGTTGCGCCGAGTGTGACCAACCGTGTATTCCATTTGTGATTTCCTTTTCAGTTACTGCGGGGCAATGTTGAGGGGGCCAGATTGTGCAAGATTTTCTGGCATTAGAATGGGTTCAGGAATATACACATCAACCCAGTCCGGCCCTTCGACATCTTGAGTTTTTGCATTGCGTGGCCCCGCGTTGGGGGCGGCACACAGCCATTCCATCATTGCTTCTTCTGGCGTTTTTCCAATTGGAAAGATGGTTCGCACGGCCACCTCTCCGCTTTCGGTGTTTCGTTTTAGATGGCCAACTGCATAAAAAGACATTAGATAACCTTTCTTTTAATTCAGGCTGCGGTTGAGTAGGGAAACAGAAAAATATGTGTATCTTCCGTTGCCGTCCCAGGTAATGATGTTGTCGCTTGTCCTCAACACGTTTTGAAAATTGATTGAATCATAGGAGCGGCTATCTCCGGTATCGGGGTGCCAAGCGTAGCCGGGGGCGATAGTCTCTTGCAAGCTTGCGTCGATGTAAACAATGAAGCTGCTGTGTATCATTTCGGGGCACACACTGTTGCTGGTGCTTCCCCCCAACCCGGTATAGTAGGCGGCGTTGGCTCCGCCCGTCCCAAATTTGTAAGGTAAATTATTTTTATACAACACTGAGTTTATGTACCACTGGTACATACTTAAACTTCTGGTTAGTCCGTAAGAAATTTCTACTTCATACCAGCCAGACAGGGTTGGTCTTACTTGAAGAAATCCGTTGTAGTTGCTGACTACAATGTCAGAAGTGGCCGGAGATTCTTCATAATTAAAAAAACCATAAGGGATTCTAGTACCGGCAAGGTTGTAATTGGTGGTAAAGGTAGTTGCCGCAGTTTTGCGGTACAAAAGACCAGAACCGACAGCACCAAGAGTCTTGGGAAGAGCATTTTCTAAAATTTTACCATTGTTGCCGCCTTGCGGGGCACCAAACAGTTTGGTGTTAGTGTCGTCAATTCGGCCAGATGCTTCTGAAGTTTTGTCGCCGTTGTATTTTGCTCCGGTATAAACATCGTTTACAGTGCTGCCACTGTAATTATTTTTACTTAACGCAGAGGTCAAATACCCCAGCAGGGTGTTCATCGTGGCCGTACCGTCGGCCTTGAGGGAGGCCAGCGAGGTGATCAAGGTGGGCAATTTGTTTACATCGAAGACGGTGCCGCCAGCCACGTTGGAGAACATAGCGTTATTGATGAGGTCGAGCCGACCTCTAGTGGTGGAATTGTAGTCCTTGTTGGTGTATCCGGCCCCGTTGACTCCCTGCACTGTATTGACGGCACTGGTGCCGCCGCTGAGCCAGTAGACGAGGTAGTACAGCAGCTCGCCGAAAGTGTTAACGCCATCGACCTTGACGCTGAACAGGCTGGCGATAAGGCTTTGGGGGCTGTAGAAGGTGCTGCCGCCCCTATAATCGCCGAACAGGGTCGTGTTAGTGTTGGTGGAATATGAGTATCCGTTATCGGCTACGTTGCGAGCCGTAAACGCGGCATCGTACAGGCTCGTCCAGTCCAGGCCGCTGGTGTTCTGGCCGGTATTCTTGAGGCCGCCGATCATCTGGTTCCAGGCCGTGTTCAGCGAGTCGACGTTGCCCTGGATCAGCCCGCCGGTCTTCTTCAGGCTGATGTCGTCCCACCACACCACACCGCTCGTGGCGGTGGAGTCCACGCCCAGGCGCACCATGACCGTCGTCCACGACGAATCGGTAACCACGTAGGGGACGAGGGTGGTGTTACCGATGGTCGTCCATTCGGCAGAGTTCTGAATCCTATTGCCGATGATGATCGTCGGCTGCTGGTCGTTGCCAACAAATGGGATGATGGCAATCGAGATTGGGGTCGACCCAGCAGGGCTGACCGCGACCGCGTTGGTCTTGACGCTGGCGGTCACCACCAGACGGTCGCCGACACCGACCGGCACCGCCTGCCGTGAGTACAGGTAGCGGTTCTTGGCCGAGCTGATCGTCACCTTGGCCGAGCCGCCGCTGCTCTGCGGGGCGTTTTGGGTGCTGTCCCACACCCACCCGTCATTCGCCTCGATGTTGATGGTGTCGGCGAACTTGCCCAGCGTGATGAGGTTGGGGCTGGTGTCGGCGATGTTGGCCACCGGGATCGAGCCGATCACCGCAGGCGGCAGCACGCCCTGCACCAGGTTGGCGGGGATCTGGCTGAACTTGGTCAGCAGGGTTCCGGCGATGTCACCGAGCAGGCCCAGCCCGACGGTGGCGATGTCGGTGATGCTTTGAATGCCGAATTTCGCGGGGTCGATGTTGAGACCCTTGAGCAGGTTACCGACAATCGGGCCGATGACGTTGATCTGCGCCCATTCCAGAAGATTGTTGTGACCACCGAAAACGAAACTGGTAATCCAGGCCAGTAATGCTTTTTCAATGTTCTTGAAGAACAAAGCGGCCATTTGAATTGGCTGAAGTGCGCCTTCCGCAAGGTTTCTCAGATCGAAACCAAAGAAATCGCGAATGTTTTCAAAAAATGCTCCGACGGCCCCCAGCACGTTGGACACGATGGTGCCGCCGAATTGCAATACGCCGTCGAGACCCCTGGTAGCGATGCCCAGAATGTTGGTGAGAAAAAATTCGATAGCGGTGCGCAAGCCTTGTGCGTCGAGAACGCCGCCAAGCAGGCCCATGCCGTTCAGCAATTTGCCCAGGTTGGTGATGAAATTCTGGAACGCCCCCGCCGCATTGCCGAGCAGGCCACTGAACAAGCTGTCGAACATGCCGAACAGGTTGGTGGTCAGCAGGGTAGGCCAGTTGATGCCCGGCACGGTGGCGTTGTTGATCGCCGTCCAGTTGAGGAACGGCAGCAGGGCCTGCCAGGGGACGAACGGCAAGAAGGTCGTGAGGGCCTTGAAGAACCAGTTGAACAGGCTGCCGGTGCCGGTGATGATCTGCTGCAGGAGGGTTCCGGTCAGCCCGAGGTACTGACTGGCGAAACTCTGGATGGCGGTGATGAGCGGGTTGGACATCAGGCTGGTCACCAGACCGGCCAGGGTGGCCAGGATGCCCTGCGGGGTCGTCAGATTCGGGGTGCCGTTGAAGAATCCGGCCAGCGTGGTCAGCGAATTTGGATCGCACGTCAGAACACCGAACAGGGTGCTCAAGAACTTGGTGCCGCCGATCACCGCGTCCTGCAGCAGGTTTCCGGTGAACAGCCCCGGCGCGATGGACTGCAGGAAGCTGCTCAGCCCTTGCAGGAACGGGTTGAGGCGGAAGACATTGAAGAAGGTCTCAATGGCCTGGATTATCGAGATCGGCCCGAACACGTCGCCGGTGGCATCGAGGATGGCCTGCAGCTGCGTGGGATCGGCCTGGCAGAACAGAACGTCGAACAGGGTCTGGATGAACTGCGTGATACCGCCGATGGCATCCTGCAGCAGGCTGCCGGTGGATCCGGACACCAACGTGAAGAATTCTTGCAACGCCAGGATGAACGGGTTGCTGGCGACGGGAGCCAACAGATCGCGCACTCTTGCCAGCAGCGTCTGCGGGGTGAGGTCGCCGTTGAAGTCGCAGAAGATCGTGCTGAATAAGTAGTTGACGAAGTTCTGGAAGCCGTCGATCATCTTGGCTACGTCGGTGTCGCCGAAACCGAGATCCTTGAAGCCGCCGACAAACACGTTCTGGCACAACAGGTTCCAGAATTCGGAGAAGTTGTCGACGATGGTCTGGACCGAGCCGCCCCAGTCCTGCAGGGCGCTGGCGGCACCGGAAAGATCCGCGCCCTGGAAGCCGGTCAGCGCAGCCGCGACGGATTGCACCAGATCGTCGGCCTGCGCCGAGCTGACCGGTGCCCAATTGACTTTGTCGGCGGAGCGTTCCAGGGTGGTGCCGTTGTCCCGGTAGTAGACATCGTTGAGCCGAAACATCTTGCTGTTGACCCGGACTTCGGGGCCGTTCAGCTCCAGCGGTCCGTAGGCGGATCCGACCGACACCTGCCCCTCTTCGGGCTTGATGTTCAGGGTCGGGTCGTTGAACGGGATGCGCCCGTAAAGCCGCCATTCCATGTCGAAGCGTTCGACGTACCACTGCTCGCCGGTGGCCGGGACGGTGATGGTGTCGCCGGTGGCGTAGGCGCAATTGATCCGGATGTCGTGCCGGGTCTTAGTCAAGCCCACGGCGGTGCGGCTGATCGGATCAACGGAAATGATCGCGACCGGCTGTATTTCCCGCTCGGAGGCAGCCCGGCGGGAGAAACCGGTGTCATAAGCCATTAGCTTGGCACCTCAGCGGCATTTCGGAACAGATCCTGGCGGTTCGCAATTTCCTGCGCAGTGGCGCTGGTGAACATGGACACAGCCGTTTGCCATCCAGGCTTCGACGGGGCCATGATCGTCATGGTTGTGGTAAATCCGTTCTCAAAGTCACCGGCGTGAGTTACTTCTGCAACATACACCTGCAGTTTGTGTGTAGGCAGATTGACACGCATGCCGGGGAAAATTTCCGGCATAAACGTGGTTTCGATGACCGTCGCGTATTGCTCGGCCCATTTCTTCATAAAGGTTTGAACGGCCAGCATGAATTCCATCTGACCGGACATGATCGCCGCCATCGACTGGCTCAGGGGGCGAGCGCCGAATTTCTCCATGATCTGCTGACCGCTGACCATCCGCTCGCCGGGCACATGCGGGGCAGCAGCGGCCATCCGGGTGAACAACCATTCGTTTTCCACGGTGGCGACACCCTTGGTGTTCAACCAACCGGCAATACCGCCACTGGAGGCGTTGAGGGTCGGCGACCCGGCGATGTAGACATGCGTGGCCAATGCGTCATCGTTCAAGTCAATCTGAACATTCTTCATTTCGATGTCTTCGATGTGCCACACCGCGTCTTTGCCGTCAATGCCGAAATAGTCCGGGTAATAAGCGATGAAGTCGCCATTGGGCGCAGATTGGAAATTGCGAAGACCCGCTTGCGAAAAGCTGATGACAGTCTGAATCAGCTGTTCATCGTTGATAAACGCTTTTTCTTCCGTTCCCGGCGCATTGCCAAGCATGGCGGCAATTTTTCTGCCGTAATCTTGCGCGCCGGGAAAGAACTGATACGTGAACAGGTTACGGGCGATTGGCTCGGTGTGTCCGGTACCGGTGGTGCCGTTGAGGCCGGTGGTCGACGTACCGGCGGTCACGTTGTTGGCGCGGTTAATGGCCCGGTTGATGTCGAACGGAGCAAACGGGGATCCGCCGTATTCGGCTCCGGGCACCCGACGGATCTGGGCGGTCGTCATGTCGAAGTAGATCTCGCGCTCGTGCACCGGCACCCCGAATGTCGATGCTTCGACCATCATGTTTCCGCCCGCATACATCGCGACGTGCTCGTTATGCGGGAAGATCAGATCGCCTGGCACCATGTTTTCCAGCGGAACGGGCTGCAAAGAGGCCAGCTGTGCGTTGGTGTTGTGCACGATATTCAGGCCGATGGAAGCGTAGGCGAACAGCATCAGCCCCGAGCAGTCGAAGCCGTTTGGACCCTCCCCTCCCCACACGTAAGGTTTGCCGATCTGAGCGCGAGCGCATGACAGCGCACCGGCGGTGTCGTAGGCGGGTCTGCCCGCCGCGATGGAGGCCGACATCGCGCCGGGGGTTCCGTTGACGGTGGGAATCGACGGAATCGGCGAGCTGGTCGTGCCGGGCAGCGCCGGGGTTGAGACCGATCCGACCGGGGTCGCTCCGGCGTTGAATCCGGGGATCGGGTTTCCGTTGTCTTGAGCACCCGCCCCGGCCCCGGTTCCGGATCCAGACCGGATGGCCCGCACCTGCTCGATGGCGATCTGCTCGTGCTTTTTGTAGTTGGAGCCGTCTGAGTATGCCGACCGTTGCACAGCCTGGCAAGCGGCGGCGCGGTCCATGTTGCGCCACTCCAGGCGGTTCAGCGCCTGCAGAAACATCTGGGTGCTGGCCTTGACGTTCATCCGCTGCCGGACATCGCCCCACTCGCCGAAGTTCTGCTGCTGGTACAGCCCGACTGACGTGCCGTCCGGAGAGATGAAGCCGGGATCCGGGTTGTAGTTGAACGATTCCGGGACAGCCCGATTGGCGTACATGTGCCAGTTGGATTCGGCGGCAATGGTCATGAAGCAGTGCACGGCGGCATCGTCTTTCAGCGCCGCGTCAGTCCAGTTCTTACCGACCTGTTGCAGCGATTCCCACGCTTGCTGGTCGCGCTGATCTTTGCCGCCCAGCGCCGACCCGGCAACACCTTGGGCGGCGGCGATCTGAGCGCTGTTCGGCCCCATGCCCATTTCGTCGACGGCCTTAATGACTTCCAGCATGCGCTCCGGCTGGGTCAGTGCGTAGCCGCCCATCGTTACGCCCTGCTGCATGCCAGCAGCCTTACCCACACCCAGGCTGGTGTCGCCCTCGCCGAGAATCAGTTTCTTGAATTCCTCGATGTTGGCATTGTCTCCGGGAGTCATCTGCCTGAGCTGTTGCTCCATGATCTCGAAGAATCGAACCGGGAACCGTTGAATGTGAATGTTTTTCGGATCCCACTTACCGACCAGCACCAGCAGGCGGCGCAGCAGCGAGCCGAGACCGGCATCGACGATGGATTCGCCGTTCTGCTGCTCTACCTGCGCGGCGGTGATCTGAGAAAAGATTTCCTGCGAGGCGGGAAGGGCCGGATCCCACCAGGTGTTCATCAGCCGCTTGAGCGTGCACGACGCGCGGAAGCTGACAGTGCCGGGATAAAGCTGTACGTGCGGCACGCTATCGAGGTATCCGGAGAACACCTGCACCCACTCGACGCGCTTGAGCCAGATGATGACCCGGTCCATACGCTCAAACAACTGGTTATAGCGCAATTTTTTGGGGTCGTTCGACGCAGCCTTGTTCGACAGCCGGAATACCGCCGAGGACACACCGTTTTCCACGCGGCGAATCGACCATGCGACTACGTCGTTGGACACGTCGTACTGCTTGTTGCCCCGAGCGATGTAGATCCGAACATCTGGCGAGTACACCAGCGTTCTCATGGGTGGAGGGCTGGTGGGGTCGATGTTGATTACATTCTCGGCGTTCACCGTTTGTTGTGCCGACGGATCAGCACCATTAATGATGTTAGTGTTCGGCCCCGCGTTGCTCAGTGCCGATGTGACGGGATCGGTCACGGTCGCCTCACGTAATTCGCGATGGTGTCTGCCGTGTTGATGAACGAATTGATGACCGTGTTCAGCGGCGGAGTCGGAAGCTGAAACGAGCTGCTTACGTCAGAGGGTCCGGCAACGTATGCCGAAATCTCTTGTCCGACAATGCTGAAGAAGTCATTGCCCAAGCTGTACGCGTAAGTCTGCTCGCTCATCAGAGAGTCCAGCAACGCCACGCCGAACGTCACGCGCGGCGCGTACTCGAAGCGCGCTTCGCGTCCCGGCATGGATACGATGTAGCCCGTCCACCCGTTGATGTTGCGCTCCGGCCAGTCGAGTCGGATCTTCCCGCCGTTGGCGTTGGCGCTGGTGTACTTGTCGCTGAGGGTGTTGAGCTGATGCTCGCGCACGAAATCGCGGAACTTGTGATGGTCGTCGATGGACGGAAACTGCACGGTGAACTGAATGTCAGGCTGCCCAGCGCGAATCGGGAAGTGATGCGCCATGCTTCGGGTCTGAGTTGAAGAGATGCTGGCCGACATGGGTGACCGGAACTGCGTGACGTTCAGCTCGAACCGGTGATTTTCGTGGCCTTTGAGAATCAGTCGTGACATGGCTCAGACACCCGGCTCGTCGGGCTTGCGCATCGGAAGCGTGCTGTCGTCGCCGCTGGTGGGGTAAAACATCCCCCACTCGTAAGACCAACCCATGCCGCCGATGTCCCACGACAGCTTCCAGTCCAGATTGACCGGGCGCGAGATCGGAGTGTTGCTGACGAAATCCGCCACGATCAGTTACCTCCGTTGATGAGCGAATCGACGAAACCTTGAGCCTGGGTGACTGGGTTGGGCAGGTATTCCTGCAGATTGGTGACGCTGGTGTTCTGGATGAGCTGAGTGACCGGACCCATGTCGATGGCAAACCCGTTCTGGTTGGCGTTGCCCATAGGGTCGTTGTATTTATCGCGACGGAATCCGATGCCGTCTTTGAGTCGACGCATCTCGGCGGACAGCGTATTGCGGCTGATGAGTCCGGTGATGTCTTCTTGAACCTTCATCGTGACTTCGAATTCGCGCAGCACTTCTTCGACCGCGTCGGCGAATGGAATCGACACGATGTAGGCGTTGAATTTCCAACCCCGCGTGGTGTATTCGAACGTGGCTGGAACACCGCTGCGCTGAGCGATCATGATGTCGCGCATAAACAGCGCCACCTGGTTCATGTAATCCCATCGCCCGTTGCCGCAATCGGCCTTAAAGCTGAAGTCGTCGATGCGGGTGCCGAGAAGCTGGATTACCCGGCCACCGTAGGTCTGGTCGACACGTTTGTTGAGCGTGTACGACCAGTTGAATTCTTTTGGGTTAGAGCGGAACCGCAGCGAACCGACGGCTGGATGGTACAGACTGGCGATGCCTTTTTCGCCGTAGGCGAGCGGCGGAGTCTTCTGCGGGAATTGATAATTGCCAAACGCCATTTACGCCATCCTTCCTCCCGACGCAGGGAACGCGTCGTAGGCATGCATGTACGTCGGATCTCCCGGCGGAGCGTTGTTCAGTTGCGACGAACCGTGTCCGGCCAAAGCGGCCTTCTGCTGTCCGGTGAGCTGAATGTACTGCGGTGCCGTCACCCGCCCCTGTTGGTCGACGGTGATTCTCACTTCGCCGCTGACCTGGCTTGTGGTGCTGACCAGCGTGGCATCCTGAGATCCCCTGGCCGGGATGGGCGGCGCTGCGTAGCCGGACGGCGTGAAGGTGCCCGCTCCACGTCCTGCGCCCTCGAAACTGTCGGAAGTACCGGCGGCATTTTCTGACGGGCTGTAGCTGGGATGGTTGGCGGTCCAGTCTTTGTCCGCCGGGCTGGAAGACGTGCTGCCGTCCCCACCGCGCCCCTGGAATGAACCGCCTCGGGTTTCGGTCTTGCCTTGCCGTGCAATTTTACGGTTAGCTTTTTTGGTAGGACTTTCTTCTCCCGTTACCGAGTCGTATAGCGCCTCAGCCTGAACGAAAGTAAGCTCAACGCCATACCCCTGCATCAGTGACATGAATTGCCCGACGCGGTCAATTTTGTCCGGGAATCCGGTCACAAAACCGGCCACCATCTTGGCCACGACTTCCAGGATTTCGTCCTGGTCGTATCCGGCCTCGTTAAGAGCCTTACCCGCCACTCCGGGAAGATGCGCAGGCAGCCCAAGCTGCTGTGCCGCCATGACGTTGAGCATGTCGCTGTTGGCTACCTGGTTAGTAATTCCGGTGATGCTGTCGCGCAATGCCAGCTTGTCGCCGTACCCCTCTTGCAGGCCGATGGCAGCGCGGTTGATGCTTTCCGGGTCGTAACCCTTCTGCGCCAAATTGTCGGTCAGTTCTTGAAGCTGTTCGGCTCGTTTCGGCAGCGATGCGCCGCCCTCGGCGGACAGCTCCTTCATGGTGTTGAGTGTCTGAGACAAGTCTTTCTTGATCTTGCCCTGATCGTCACCCTCTGACAGCCCCAGCGCCTGAGCCTTCATCAGCTCCATCGACTGGCCCATCGAGATGCCCAACTCCTTAAAGTTGGAGATCATGAAGTCTTGGACGGTGTCGTAGTTGTCGCCCCGGAAACCTTCCTTGAGGGCCATCTGCATGGCCTGGCGGGCCTGCTGGGTGGTGATGAACGGGTTGAGGGCCATGATGCGGGCCTGAGCCTCGTACTTCATGCCCGTCATGTAGTCGCCGCCCTGCACCGAGCCGAGCTGCTGGAATTCTGTGACGCGCTCGCCGATGTTTTGGGCAGCGTTGAAAGCCATCAACCCAGCGCCGAGAACGCCGGTGGTTTTCGCCACCGGACCCAGTGAACTCCAGGCGTTTTTGGCAAGACCACCGACACTCATGCCGTCTGGCATCCAGCCGCCGCCGCCAACGCCCTTGCTGGCCCACCCAAGCCCCTTGGCAAGCTTGGAAAGACGGCCACCTTTTCCGCCGTCCATTTCGTTGGCGAATTCTTGGCCTCTGCCCAGGTAGTAAGAAGCCTTTTCCGCCATAGTCGCGTCGGGGCCGGGTTCTGCCGGGCTGGCCGGGTCCGGTCCACCTCCGCTGGGGGCACCACCTTTAGTGGGATCCGGGGCGCTTGAGCTGGCCCTGTCCTTGCCGGTGGGTTGGGGAGATTTCGACGAATCTGAACCGTCGCCCTTGCCGGAGTCCTGGCCCTTGATTCGCCCCATGACGTTGGCGACACCCGCGCCCAACGCGCCCAGCAATGCCGGGTTGACGGCCCGTCCTCGCGCCGACTCCATGTTCGCCGCCAGGCCCGGATCCTCGCGTTCGATCCGCTCGGCCTGCGCGGCCCCCTGCTGCGGGGTCATGCCGCCGCCGGGCATGCCGTAGCCGTAACCCATTCCGGCGTTTACGCCTTGCCACGGGTTGACGTAGCCTGCCGGGGCGGCGGTCGAATAACCACCGCCAGGAGCGCCAGCAGGGCCACCCGCGCCACTGAAAGCTGCCCCGCCGCCGATCTCGTTCTGTAGGTACGACTGACGTTCCAGCAGCGTGATCTGGGCGCGCAGCGCCTCATTGGCCCGCTCGGTGATGTCAGGGATCTCGTTGAGGTATTCGAGCCAGTCCGACTGCGCGCGGGCGATGGCCTCCAACTGGACGCGCATCGCGCCCATCGCCTGCGAAAGCTGACCGATGTCGTTGAGCGCCTGGCCGGGGATGTCGAAGCTGACGCGGGCGATGACGGAGTCGTCGGTGTACTCGAACCCTCCGACGTTATCGGGCGATGTCATGCCTACAACCACCCCTCTTCTTCACTCATCGCGTCGAACACTTGCGCGCCGGTCATGGTGCGCCGGTTTTCCAGACGCTCGAAGTACGCGTCCAACTCGTCAACGTCGTCTACTACTTCTTCTACATCCCTCCCGGCAATGGTGAGAGGTTCGGGCGCGAAGTGACCGGCCAGGAATAGCTCTTGGTATCGGCCCGGCTCCAGATACCAGGTCTGCCGCTGCAGCATGTCCTCGGTGTCCTGGATCTGGATCCGCCGGTTCATGCCAATCGCGTACCGCAACGCCCACTTCTGGAAGGCGTTGAGGTTACGCTGGCTCAGCAGCCCCTGGTGGAAGGCTAGACGGATCTCGGATTCGGTGAGGTCGTCTAGCCGGGAAGTTTTCCCAGTTTGATGGCCAGCTCTGCGAATTCCCGCTCCAAGTCCATGATTGCCTGGTAGATCTGGCTCACCACGACGGGGTAAAACTCCTGCACCGCCGCCACACTCTTGTCGAAGATCTCGTCCTCGCTGGTGATCTCGCGCAGATCCCGGAACAGCGGGCTGCCCTGAACCTCGCGGATCCCGGCGGCGCACACGGCCACCTGGTAGGCCCGCTGGAATCCGAGCTGAGTATCGCTGTATTTCTTGGTGAACAGACCGATCCGCATCTCGTCGGCGGTGTTGAGGGTCTGGATGACCACCGGGTGGCCCATGACGGTGATGGTCTTGGAGCGTCGCCCGCACGTCATCAACGAAGCGAAATCGCGGCGCTCTTCGGCGGTCAGCTCGGTGACTTCCACCTTTTCCGGCGCGGCAATCTCGTCTTCGACGACGGCGGTCTCGTCGGCAACGATGCGACGATCTTCGACGAACGGTGTGGGTGGGGCCAGCTCCGGATCGACGGCGGGGTCGACCGGGGCTTCGTCTACTGACAGTTGTTCACTAGCGTTCATGCTTACTTTCCCTTGTGACTAGAGGAGATGAATGTTGCGAGGCTCCTCGGTGGAATACTGGCCGTCCGCCCAGCGGACTTTGACACTATTACTGACCGGATCTAAACCGATGACGGTTCCGTTGATGTTGCTTCCGGGTCGCCATTCCAGACCAACCTGGTGGCCGATCTGATAACCGCCACCTAGCGGCATCTGCTGCGGCATGAGGTCGGCGGTGCGGTAATGGCCGTCTTTGTCGTACCAGGTCGACTTCAGTTCGTCCATGCAAGGCCAGCAGAACATGCCCTTGTAGTCGTCTCCGATACTGACGTGGTTGACCTCGCCGTGGTCGGTGGCGAAATGACCGCAATTCTGGCATTGGTTGCGGCCCAAGAGACTTGGGTGCAGCGGGTCTCCGTCTCGGGGGATTTCACTTTGAGGTTCGCCCTGAGCCAGCTGTTCGTCGATCCGCTTCATGATGTCGTCGTAAGACATCTCAGCGGCAATTTTTGAGCTGTTTTTGCGGTGAGAGTCGCATTTACGGCAGGATCCCTCGGCGCACGGCTCGGTACCCGGCACCCGCTCGTAGCCTTCCCAGCATTCGCACTTGCCCTTGGCCTGCCGCACAGCGGCGGCACGGTCAAAAGGGTGGCGACCACTCCCCCGACGCGCTTCGCGGGGATCGACGAAATTCTCGGGAATGTAGCGATGCGGATCGTGATTTTCCAACGAGTAGTCGTAGTCGTCGTAGTCGTCGCCCTCGTACTCGTCGGCTTCGGCCTCGGCGCGGGTCGGCACAATGCGACGAGGATCCTCCTCCGGGAAGCCGTCGACGCGGGGGTCGTACTCGTCCGGGTAGTGCATCCCCGCTTCGCGCGTGTTCAGCAAGCCTCCGGTGATGCGCGGGCCGGTCGTGTTGATCAGCCCGGCAAGACCTTTCGGCAGATCGTAGCTCTCGCGATCCCGCGCCCACCGGGGGCTGGTATCGAAAGCCGCGAACTGCTCGCTCTGGCGCTGAATCGGCATGGACATCAGGACTCCTAGACGATGGTCGTCTTGATGTACTGCATGGTGATGGTCTTCGGCAGGGTCATGGTGCCGATGTTGAGCTGCTCACCCTCGTCGATGTCGGTCAGCACGCAGCCGTGGTAGACGCGAGCACGAATGATGCCCGACGGCGACTTTATGAGCTTGCGGCACGACACCTCACCCATCTGGATCTGCCGCTTCAGCACCTCAAGCAAGTTGTTGGTGCCTTCGAGGCCGGGAAGCCGCGACCAGACCGGCTCGTTCCACAATTCGTAGAAGGTGCAGCGGAGGGTGCCCGCACCCACCGCCTGCGAGGTCACGATCTCCTGCGGAGTCTCGTCGTCGATGGCCTGCACCACCTGAGCGCCAGCCACCGGCTGCGGCGGGGTGTCCTGCAGGGTCTGCAGGTAGGCCAGCCGGGTGCCCCGGAAAGTCATGGTGGTAAACCCGGCTCCACCAATTCTGGTTTTTGACTCCACCGGTGGTCACCTCCTCATACTAGATGTGTTGTGCGACTTGATATTTGGTTGTTTAAGCGCCGGTCGACGGGGTCACGTCGCCGGTCATGACCGCGACCGAGTACCGGATGACGATGTAGTTGAGCGGATAGGCAGGCTTCCACTCGTAGCGCACCTCAACCACTTCAGGCTGGGTGGCAATTTGGCGAATCTTCAAGTTCTGGTAGCCGACGATCACCTGGTCGCGGACCAGCGACTGCAGGGCGGACTCGGCGGAAGCCTTGACCTGAATCAGGGTGGTGTCGTAGATCGGCATGCCGATCAGGCCGTCGGCTTCCAGGTAGTCGCGAATTCGGTAAATCATCACGTCGCGCTGGCCGATGATCGACCACTCACGGGTCAGCAGCTCGGAAGCGTCGGTGGTGACACCGTGACGCACCTGGATCTGGTTGCTGCGCGTCTTCTCGACAACCATTAGACCGTTCTGCGATTCCAGGTTCTTCTCGCCCTCACGCTGCGGTGGGTTCTCTGCCGGTCCGTTGAAACCGTTGATGGCCTTACGGGTCAGCGGCATGGCGGCGATCTGCGAGGCTGACTTACCGGCCACCGCAGCGGCCATGTACTGACCGCCGATGACGATGTTCTTGCCCAGCTCCGGTGCGTAATAGCTGAACCGCGACGGCGAGATCAGGGCAATGCGCTCGTCTCCAAGAGCCTCGGCGAAGCTGATCCGGTTGGAGCTGCTGACCGAGTTGAACGAACCGTCCAGACCCAGGATCGCCCGGCGCTCGTAGCGGTTGTTCGACTGAACATTGACGTGGTCCTTGACCAAGGGGTAGATCCAGCTCTGGCCGGTGCCCGGCACGATGATGGCGATCTGCTCTTCGTCGCGGAACTTGTTGAGCGCGTCCTCGTAGCACTTATCGGCGCTGTTGTGGGCGGCGAGATCCACCGCGCACGTCAGGACCGTGGTCGCACCGTTCTGGAACGCGAACTTCGCCGCCAGCGTGATCTCAGACTGGATGTTGCCGTTCGCGTCGAAAGGCTCACCGTAGTGGTCGCGCACGTCGTCGTAGTCGTAGTAGGCGAAGACATCAAAGTAGTCACCAGCCTCGCCACGTTTCTGGTCGACACCAAGATAGCGGTAGCTGACCTGAACAACCTGCCCCTGCTGAATCCCGGCGTTCACGCCACGGTCGATGCGCTGGATCGCGTACAGGTCGTCGCGGGTGGTGTTCAGGTCGGTGTTGCCCACGCCGACCTTGACGACGGTGTAGTCGAAACCGTTGATGTACTGGTGGCCGGAGAAGGGGTCGACGACCTTAAAGGTGTCGACGACTGCAACCAACGGCAGGTCGGCACCCTTGTAAGTGTAAAGACCGTTCTGGAAACTCTTGGTCTGGGCGGTCAAGTAGACCAGGTCATCGACCTCCGGAGAGACAGCGGCAGGGGCGGCGGTAACGTCGCCGGGGTTGCGACCAGTGATCTCCGCGCCAGGAGCGGTAATGTCGACGTTGGTGGTGGCGAACACGACCGGAACGCCCAGGAGGCCGGTGATGCCGGATTTAGCCAGCGTCTCGCTGGGCTGGGGCACAACGTCGCCGTCGTCATTGGCCGCGTCGGAGTTGATCTTGACCGACTCCCGGTAGGTGCGGTAGCCGACACTGCTGCCGAAGATTGCCACGGCGGTGGGCACCGACGAGCGGACGGCGAGCTGCGGCCCGCCGACGTTCTCGGTGTAAATCCCCGGCGGGTTGTAGCGCGTGAAGTCGATTGCCATTACCGGCCCTTTCCATGCCTTCTACGTCTTCTTGGTGGGGGCGGCAGCCTTCACAGGGTGATCACTGCCAGTCGTACCGGTCGACCGCGACCGGAGTTTCTGCGATGTTCCGCAGGGTGTAGGTGCCGTCGTTGTGGAACACGATGTTCGTCTGCCCCAGAATGTCGAACGAGTAGGTGTCCTCGTAACCTGGGATTTCTTCGTCCCACGGCACGCCGGTCGTCATGGCCTGTCCACCGGGGATGATCTGGTCGTGGTTGATGGTCAGGCTCACAAAGGGGTTCTCGGCCAAGCTGGTGATCAGCTGCCGGAATTGCCGGGTATCCTCATTGGGGTTGGTGATGATGTTGGCCGGAGGCCGGGAAAACGCCAGCATGGTGATCACCGAGTCGGCGATCCGGTCCCGCTCCAGGCTGGACAGCGCCACGATGGTCAGGGTGACCCGGCCCTTGAACTGGAATTCGCGGATCGGCTCCCAGTTGACCTTTTCCGGCTCGGTGTCGGTGGCTTCGGCCAGCACGGTGCGGATCAGCGGCTCGTGGCCGATCCCGGCCTGGGTGATCTCGTTGAACGAGAACTGCACCCAGATGCCGGGGTAGTTCTCCTTCTCGATGGGGTACTCCATGTCGATGGTCACCTCGGTGCCGTTGACCAGGTGATTTAAGCTGGTACCGGTCAGGGCCTCACGCAGGGCGTTCATCACCGCCCGCTTGACCGTCTCGATCATGCCGGATCCGCCCGCGCCGGGGAACGGGGCGTTGGCCCGCTTCGCCGGATCCAGGCCGGGGCCTACCGCGTCATACCATTCGGTCACAGCTCACCCCGCAGCGCCATCATCGCGGTCTTTCGGATCTCCTGCCGGGAATCCTTGACCGCCTGGTAAAGCGCCTTCTCCATGAACCGTTTGGGCTTGAGGCCGGGGTGCTTCCAGCGGACATCCCGCCACACTTTGCCCTTATGCGGGATGTCGACGTAGCCGGGGGTGCCGACCCCGCGACCGTTGCGGAAATGCGGGCCGTCGCCCTCCTTGCAGCCCAGCGGGACGGTGCGGTTCTTGACCCACCACATGACGAACGGGTCGAAGCCCCGGTTCTGGATCAGCAGGTAGTTGACCGTCGAGGTGATGCCCGCCTTGCCCTCGGCGACGTAGGGGACCAGCGCCGAGGCGGATTTCCAGTTGCGTCGCCAGATGTCCTGCCGGACGTTCCGGATCGCTTTCTGGGCGATAACCTGGGTCAGCGATTCGGGGGCGGGGATACGCGTCACGATTGCTCCTCCCGCGCCAGCCGTTCGATCAGGTTGTTCATCAGGGTTTCAGCCGCGTCGATGTCGCGCTTGTCTCCCTTTGTTCTTGCTTCTCGCAGACGCTTTAACGCGTCGGTGATGTTGCGCCGAAGCGTGACGTAGTAGTCGGGCGACTTTACCGTCACAGATAGTCCCGATAATTCTTGACGATGTCGTCGTAGTTGACACCGGAATCGTGACCACCGGTATCGGTGCCGAGGGGGAACAAATTCTTGTAATGCGCCTCCATGCCACGCGCAGCCTCTTCCCTATTCGACCAAGCCTCATCGGGAGTGGTGCTGTGCGGTAACATCGCGTCGCCGAGAGAATCCTTGCCATAGTCCGGGCCGAAGATGCCGGGGTGGTTGATGTACCCCTTCCACTGTCCGTCGGTGTTGTGGACGGTGATGCTATGTCCGTTTTCCATATCCGCCTGCCACGCCTGCCAGGCACCAGGATTGCCGTAGCTCGGATCTTCCGGGGTGGGAAAGATCATTTGCCAATCCAGCTCCGGATCTTGCTTGGCCTGACGCATCTTGGCCATGAGGTGACGGCTCATCAGCGGGGCCTCCCATCGAACCGGTCGAACTTCACGCCCTTGACCGGGAACAGGTAGATCGGCATGTTCTCGGCGATCATCGACAGATCCGCGCGCTGGCTGATCGTGTCGTACACGGTCTGCGCATGCATCGCTCCGGTGCGCAACGATTCGTTGACGACCTGCTTGAGCACGTAGATGCCGTCGATTTCGGCGACCCGGTGATCCGGGGTCCACTCGGCGACGCGGATGATGTAGTCGCGCTGCCACAAGTCCGGAAAGTGCTCGGTCTGCACCGAGCTGGCGATGGGGTGCCAGAGGCCGCGCTTGCCGAACGTCTCCGCGTCGTTAGCGTCAGTGAAAATCGCCCACGCCCGGTACGCGTTCATCACGCCGCCGTCGAAAGTCGTTCCGTAGCAACGGGGGCAGTCGTACTTGTTGCCTTGCTTGTAGATGTCGTCGAAACAGACCGGGCAGCGGGGGTGTTTGTCCTGCACCTCGTTGGCGTGGTACATGTGCACCAGCACGCACTCTTCCCCGTGCGACATCAACGAGTCGCGCACCGACTGGCGCGCGAACCGGACGGCGTAGGGTTCGGGAAGGTCTACACGAGGCATTACAATTCCCCGTTGTTGAACCGACGCATGATGTCGTCGATGTCGTAGTCCTGAGCTGGGGGAGTGACTCCGCGTCGGTTCAGAGACGTGTAATGCTGTTCGGCAGCGCGCATTGCGCTGTGCTGATCATCGTAATGTCCGGGGTGATCGTCGTTGTTCATGAACGAAGCCAACAATTCCGAATAAACACCCGGCTCGTTGGCGAAACTGTGATAAGTCTTTGAGCCGTCGGGTTCGTTTGGTTCGGACTGGTGACGAGTTTTCGGGCCATACAGCATGTACCCCCATCTGGGATAAGGGCCGAAATCATGATGGTCATCAGTCCGGGGCATGCCGTAGCCGTAAGCCAATAGGTGGTCACCGTTCTCTAATTGCGCACCAAAACTTGCTGATCTGCCTGGGATTCTTGACCAGTCAAAATTTAAACCATTTTCGTCGGCGGCATGGACATGGCGAAAGCGCGCCATGAGATGCTTGCTCATAGCTCACCCCGGTTAAAGCGGTCCATGATGTCGTTGATGTCGTAGCCGCCGCCCTTGATCGGGTTCTGCGCGTCGACGTGAGCCTTGTGCTTTTCCCAGTTTTCTTCAGCAGCGCGCTGCGCTTCTTCGGCGGTGGAGGCGTTGCCGAAATACTGAGCCGGGCTTCCCTCCGGATGATCCCACTCGCCGGAGCTTGTCCAGTTCAGCCACTCGCCCTTGTATCTGTCTTCCACGTCCGGCATGTCCCAGAGCGAAGAGCGCTTATTACGATGCTCGTGAATCCCCCACGTCCACGGCGCTGCGGGAAGGTAATGGCTGGGCATGACTTCCAGCGCATACCGCTTCTCGCCGTGATGAACGATGGCTGAGCTGTGATCGTTAATGTCGTTGGCGGGATACCCATCCGGAGCTTTTTGTCCGCTTGCCGGATCTGGGGTGGCCCACTCTCCCCACACCAGCGGCCTGCCCTGCTGCCAATCGTAGCCAGAGCTGGCGTGAATATGGCGGAAACGCGCCATCAGGTGGCGGCTCACCAGGGTTGTCCAAACGCCTGGGCACCCCAGCTCACGCTTGGGGCTGCCGGGTAGAACCGCATCGACCGCGTCATCGCGGTGAACAGGCCGGGGATGTACATGCTGCGCGCGGATCCTCCGTAGATGCCACCGGCCACCAGGATCGAGCCGCGCCCCAGCTTCAGCAGGCTACGCTTGGCCATCTTGACGGCCTTTTCGTATTCCGGCTTTTCGTCGGCCAGCACCGCCTGCCAGCGCTGCATGTAGTCGCGCCGGTCGGTGTAGGTGGTAGCGATGTTGCGGAAGTCCGGCTGCTCGACGTAGGACGTGATCAGGTGCCGGATCACTTCGAGCTTGGTGCCCCACAGCATGATGTCGGTGAAGTTCGAGGGAATCGACTTGTCCTGGGTGGACACTCCGTAGTGCGTGACCGGGTAGCCGATCACGTTGAACTTCATCGCCGCGACGCGCAGCAGGAACGCAATGCGGTCGTAGTCGAAGTGAGTCTGAAAGTTCTCCTGCAGCCACGGCCCGCCGGTGGTCGAGTCGAAGAGGTCGGCGAAAAACCACGATGCCTGCTCGACCATGAGTTTCGTTGCGTCGTTGAGGTTTTCGTAGTTCGGCATCTGCTCCAAGATCTGCATGTTGTCCTGGAACGTGAAATCGGTGCCGTCAACGGTGTAACTCCACTCGACCGACAGCAGGCCGCGCCGGTTGGTGTGCGCGGGGCCGATGTCGTAACGGAACTTGCCCTTGTCGTCGCGGACGATGTCGGCGGACCCGATGTCGATGATCAGCTCGCCGCGCGGATCCGTCGACGTGTTGTCCAGCGCATCCAGCCACACCTTCAGCGCGATGGTGCCGGTGTCGGGGTCGACCGGCTTAGAAGCGCGGTCGACGATGCCGATGGACAGGTAGCCGCGCCCGTTCTGGGACACGAACTTGCGAGCCTTGGCCTGGCTGACAAGTTTCTGGCTGTAAACCTCTGGCCCATAAATCGGTTCCGTCATGGGTCTCCTCGGTTACGGGCCTACATAGTGCATTTCGATGCGGGACTTGACGTTCGACGGCGCATCGAAGAACGTGTTGACCAGCGTGCCGATTGGAGTGATCCCGGAATAGCGGGCCTTGACCGTCACTTCGGCGTTAGTGGCCAACCGCAGCTTGCCCGACACCGCCACCGTCTGGGAGTAATCCGAGTCGATCAGGGTGCCGAGGAGGGCCACCACGCTGGGCGGCTGGAACACCGAATGCCGCAGCACGGTCTCGGTGCCGCCAACGCACACCACGACGGTGGCGACCTCGGGGATGAAGTTCACGCCCCACTGCACGGCCAGGTCGATCTGGTACACCCCCGGCTCGGTGACGCGGATCTTGGTCGGTGCCGACGGCGCGAAGTAGCTGAACGTGTCTTCGTCGTCGGTGCCCTTGGCCCACTGCAGGATGGTTCCGCTTGAGTTGATCACCTGCGAGCTGGCCTGCGTCAGCCGGACAATCGGGATATTGGCCGTCGGCAGAATGTTCCAGCGCCGCCCGTTCCCGGTACCGAAGTCGGTGTACACCCGCATCCGGTTGGTGTCGGTCTCGTAAACCGTCAGGCCGTCGGTCGCGGTGGCAGTCAGCCCGGCCACCTCGCTGGACAGCTTGCGCAGGTACGGGGCGTTGATGATGGTGCCGCCCGCGTAGTCGTGAGTATGGTTGCCCGGCGCGGCCTGGTTGGCTCCGCTGCCGAGCGTGTGGTGGATCCCCACCAGCGACGAGAAGCCCAGCCCCTCGTGGGTGTTGAGGTAGCTGAGCTTGGCCCCCTTCTTCGGGTCGCTGTTGTCGCCGGAGTGATCGTGGGTTTTCTGGGCCGCGTGGTTCTGCAGCGCCTCGACGGCATCACCGAGATCGCGGTGGTGCTCAACGTGGTTGCGACCGGGGTTGGTCGACGTGCTGGCCTGGCTACCGGCCTGAGACAGCGCGGTCTGCTCCGGCTGCAGCGGCTCGTGGAACTGGTCGAGTCCGTCCGGATAATTCGTCGCCACCGCATCCTCCTCAGATCAGCCGTCGCTCCCCGGTGCTGCGCGGCGGCGGCACCGGGGAGTCACGACGCACGACTAGCCGTTGTAGTTACGGTCGATGGTCGTGGAGTCGAAGAAGTTGACGTATGCGTCGTGGTTGTTGGTCAGATCGGCACGCGTCGTGCTGGGAGACCGCACGCCGGTAGCCACCGCTGCGGCCAGCGAGGACTGCTCCGCCGTGACCGCCGCCGACGACGGATCCGCCAGCGCCGCCAGGTAGGACTGGCCGGTCAGGGGGCGCTCGTCGAACTGCCGGACCTGATGCGTCAGACCATGCTGCGCGTAGATCGAATCAGCGAAAGGGCTGCTCATTGATTATCCTTCTCTCCTAGCTGCCGGTCTTCCGACGAGACCTACGGGCAGGGGCCTTCTTGGGTTCCGGGGCCTCGGCCTCGGCAACGGGGGCAGCCTCGGTGACCGGGGCGGCGATCTCGACGAGCTGGTGGCTCCAGGTGCCGTCGGCGGACGGGGTGGACACCACCCGCGAACGGTCGCTGGCGTGCGTGTCGCACAGCGGCGGCTCGCCGTCGTCCATCTGCTTCTGGGTCAGCATCACCGGCTCGCCGCCGACCAGGCAGTGATTCTCGTTCTGGATGCTGTAGTTGCGGGCCGTCGGGGCGCCGGGCGCCTTTAACACGCTGTCGCGGGTTGCCGGGGTCTCG